TAAGCTTTTGGGTGTCTTCTTCACTCATACTAATCACCCTCTTTGCTAGTATAAATCCTGATGTCAGGCTGATTGGAACCCTTCTCTTTAAAAGAGTTTGGGAAACACACAATCTTAATTTCTTCTCCACTGGAATCTTTAATAGACCCGCTGTAGAAGGATTGTTTTTTGCCGTCAACTCTCCAAAGCGCTCCTAATTCGCGCTTTTTCCATTCGTCATTTAGTTTGGTATTATCACTCATTGTTGAATCTTAATTTAACACTTTCCCAAAACTTATCGGGATCAGTAGAAGAGTATCGCTTTTTCAGCTTATTGTAAAGCTTTTTGTGGATTGGATTTGGATTTTTTTTATCATATCCAATTAACTGTCTGAGTCTTTTGGCGGCAGATCCACTCATGATTTATGATCGTCATGAATACGATGTTTTTCAATTAAAAGTTGGATTTTTTTATTGCCGTCTAATATAGAACTAGAAACATAAGGCGTTATTTCTGAAAGTATTTTTTTGTTCAGAGCCTCTATCTTAACTTTTTCATTAGATAAGCTATCTATGATTGATTTTATGTATTTAAAATCAAAATTAAGTTCTATGTCACTGTCTTTGAGTCTGTTCTTAAGTCTCTTAAGTTTCATCCAAAGTATTCTCCTAAGACCTCTTTCATCTATTTCCTTCAACGGAAAGCACTCATCAACGTGCTTCAATATATCTGGATGAATCATGAGATTATCTTTGTCTGATTTGGCTTCTTGAAAGCCCATAGATGATTGGCTATTAGACAGATCACTTGTTAGAAAGATAATGCAATTAGTGAAATCAGCCATATCACCATTGTTCATCTGAAACCTACCATCCTTAAATATTTGATTAAATAAGGGTATAGAAGAGTTATCTACTTTGTGAAAATCATCTATGATAATGACACTATTTGGAGTAATTAAAACTTTCTCGCAAAGAGATGTATTATTACCCTGAGAGGTTGCTATCTTGTGAGGGGCATACAAATCAGCAAAATGCACACCACTGTATGAAAGAACATTTACTCCATGTTTTTGTAACGTATCTTTGAATATATCGAGGAAGTAAGACTTGCCACTGAACTTAGATCCGCTAACAACATAACAGTCAGGAGAAGAGAAATTGTCTGTTTTTCTAATACCAAGAGAAGATAAAGTTATTTTCTCTTTTAGGTTTTTGAGGAGTTCTTTTTGTCCGACTATTGACTTCTCAATGCACTTAAAGCACTTGTCTATGAGGACCGTATTACTCAATGGGTTTCTTTTTTTAGAGAAGAAGTCCTTTAAATGTGAAAGCTTTACTTCTGGTTTTTCTTCTGGGACACCCTCTGTCCATTTCTCTAGGCTATCATTAAGTCTTTCTAAAAGCTCTGTGTGATCTTTTTCTGGATCTAGGGCAGCTTGCATTGTCTCCACCTGTATCTCTTTTATAGATGGTGTAACATGCCAAAAATTAACTTTAGCCTGTGCTCCGCAGTGATCTATTATGTCAATCGCTTTGTCAGGATAAAATTTGTTAGGTATATACTTTTCACAGTAGTCTATAATATTATCCAAGAAAGAATCAGTATATTTGACTGTGTGAAATTTTTCGTAATATGAAGCAATAGTGGGAAGAATTTCCTCCATCTCAAATCTAGAGGGTTCTCTGATGATAATTCTCTCAAATCTACGATCTAAAGCAGTATCTCTCTTGATAGTATTTGTATATTCGTTGATTGTAGTAGCGCCAATGCAACTAATTGTTCCTCTGGCAAGTTCTGGTTTAAGTATGTTAGAAGCTTCTAGAGAATTGCTAGTAGCTCCTCCAGCACCTATCAACGTGTGGACCTCATCAATAAATAAAATTAGATTAGTATATTTCTTTGCTTCATTTACAAAGTCCTCTAAGCGTTTTTCAAACTGACCTCTGTATTCTGTGCCAGCTACCATGCTAGATAAGCTAACAGAATATATAACTTTATTAGCTATAAGCTCTGGAGCATCACCCATAACTATTTTATTAGCTAACCCCTCTACGAGAGACGTTTTTCCAGTCCCCGCTGGACCAACTAAAAGTGCATTTGGCTTTTTCTTTCTACAAAGAGTTGTAGACAGCTCATCCATCTTGCCATCAAAATCAACTATCTTGTCAAACTCTCCCTCTAAAGCTTTTAAGTTTAAATTTTCAGCAAATTGAGAAAGAATCTCGTTCTTATCAAACATGTCGATCCAGTCATCAGGCTTGTCAAGTGATAATCTATTTATATCATCTGATAATTCAAAATCCTTAGCTGTTAGAGAGCACTCGGTTATAAAGCCCAAAATAATGCAATCCGCTTCTTCGTTACCTTGTGGATAAAGTTTTTTAACAACCTTTGGCGCATGTTTTTCATCAAAAAACATCATCAGTGCTACCTCTGGAGGTATATAATCTAATTCAAAATTTTCTTTAGATATCTGCTCCGCTTCTTTTAATAACTTGCGTATATCTGTTTTAAGAGATTTTGTAGAATTTTTATTTTTGCGCTTCTTGTTAAGAACTTCTCTAGATTCTTTTAATAAATCTCTAGGGTCAACATTTACTTTTTTAAATATGGTCGCACAAGATTGACTCAAATCATTTAAGAAGCAGTGAAAAAATAAATCTATGTCTGCTCCATTTCTGTGCAAAATAGCCGAAAGCTCTCTGGTTTTTTCAAGAACTCCTTCAATATGTGGAGTTAGGGGTAAACTAGGCATCTTTCACCTCCCTCAATTTCATATATACATCTGTTTCTACTGGATTCACATTATCTACAAAAAATGTATTATTACTCTTAGATCCTGATATAACAATTACTTTACTTTTAGCGAGCTTATATTTGCTATCTAGAAAGTTTGTTAATCTAGCTTCTCTTTGATTATCCATGAATAAGAATGTCTTTGTTGCTGTATTATCAGAGACTGATAGCATCATATATTTATTACCATTTTGAGATGTTCTTGTAAAGAAATCTTTTACCTCACCAACAACTTGAAAGTTTTGCCGATCCACTAAATCTTCAACTTCTTTTAAATCAATCAGCGATGAAAACCTATCTTGGAAACATTCTCTAAGATTATGAGAGTAACTATAACCAAGAAGAGAACTTTCATATCTCCATTTAGCAAACATTTCATGTTTCTTATTTTGATTATAAATCTTTTTATATTTATCAAACTTGGCTCTAAATGTTTTAAATCTTTTGTGAGACATTATAGGCTTATTGTCATCTCCAAGAGTTTGTTTTTCCAAAACCTCTGATATAGCATTTAGTATATCATAGCCAAACCTTTCTCCTATTTTAGAGAAGTTTCTTTTTTCTCTGTCTGTTAGTAAGTTGAATGATTGAGCTTCTAGAACCATTCTGGTTCTATTAGTCTTGGTGTGATCCATAGTCCCAGCTTGAATTAGTGCTGATAAAACAGATATGTTTATACCACATTGCTTGGCAGCTACGAATACTTCGTATTTATTATTGAATTCCATACCTCGGAAATCAATCAGGCTTTTTATTGATTTTAAAGATATGCCCTTGATACTGTTTAAGCCATATCTGATATTACCTTCCTCAATTGTAAAATCAAAATCAGATTTAAAAAGGCATGGAGGCAACATACGCATGCCAAAATCAGATAGCTCTTCATTTACTCCAGATACTGTCTGCAAGGGTTCTGGGTCAAACTCGGCGCACTCTAAAATGGATAGGAAAAACTCCTGTGGATACTTGTGTTTTAAGTAAACGGTCTTAGCAGCAAGATCAGCATAAGCAAAGCTATGAGATTTATTAAATGAGTAGTGAGACGCAGCAACCAGTGAGTTCCAATAGAAGTCACTGATTTCCTCATCAAGATTATTTTCTCTCCCCGCCTCATAAATCCTATCTTTCCACTTGGGCATTTCATCAACCTTCTTTTTCCCTACGATCCTTCTCAATATCTCTGCTTCTTCAAGGGTAAGACCAAAAACTTTATGAGCAATCTGCATCAGCTGCTCTTGATATAGAATGACGTTTTTAGACCAAGAAAGTATGGTATCGAGTTCTTCGTTTAAATTAAGTTGAGATGGAAACTCTTTTTGTGTTTTATAAACACTAACAAATTCTAAAGCTGCTGGTCTAGCTAGAGCAACAACATCTGAAAGTTCATTTATATCAGCTGGCTTTATATCTTTACAAACTTTAAAGTTTGTTTCAGCAGAAATCTGAAAAAGACCTATTGGATGTTTGAAGTCCTGCAATATCTCATAGATCATCTTGTCATTTGGATCTATGTCTTCAATATCTATGCCGACTTTCTCGCAAGTCTTGTGAGCTATCGTTAAAGTTCTTAGACCTAATATATCAAACTTAACCATTAGGTCTGCCACATCAGACATATCATATCCTGTAACTAAGTCTCCATCTTTTGTTTTTTGTAGTGGAACTACATTTCCTATATCCTCTGAGCAGATAGCAATTCCAGAGGGATGGACTCCTGTGTTTTTAGGAAGGTTTTCTATCTTCAGTGCATTTTTGTAAGTCTTTTCATGTTTTTTTACCCATGATCTAAATTTATCTGACTCTTCTTTTGCTTGTGACAAAGGGAATACTTTACCATGCAGTTTTGGTATCATATCTGACACCTGATTAGCCTCGTCTTCTTTAGCCTCATCAAAATATTTAGTAGCCTCTCGTATGCAGAGTTTAGAGCTAAAAGTATTGAATGTAAGAATCTTGGCTGTTCTACCTTCATGTTTTCTTTCAATATATTCTATGACCTTATGTCTTTGATCATAAGATATATCCGAGTCAACATCAGGAAGTAAGCTGCCGACTAAGAATTCCTTACCTCGTTTATCGGTCACAGTCTTTGCCCTAGATTTAGATACAAATCTTTCAAAGAATAGATCGTGAGGTATGGGATCAATATTTGTTACTCCAAGGAGATATAATACAAGAGAGCCAGCAGCAGAACCCCTGCCAGCACCAGTTGGAATGTTATTGTCATGACAAAAATTTAGAACGTCCCAGTTAAGTAAAATGTAGTCCGTGAATCCAAGCTCCTCAAAAGTCTCAAGCTCTTGTTTTGCTCTTTGATAGTAATCGTTTTTATTTTCATATTTAGTTATGCCTTTATCTCTCAAGCCTTTTCTGGCTAGTTCATATAATATATCTTTAGTTGAGCTATCTGGACCAAGCCCGATCTCTTTTAGCTTTTTAAGATCAACAATTGTTTTAGGTAGCTCTACACCCGCAGGTTCACAATCGTCATATATTGTAAAGTCTTCAAACATTACAGGTCCATGTGTTTCTTTAGTTTTAAGAAGATTTGGTAACACATTTTTATATCATAAAGAGCATCATGAAGTTTATCTTCATCAAAATCTATATCGAAAAATTTCAATAGTTGATTTTGAGAAACTTTAGCCTTAAGTGTCCTATCATTTATGATTTTGTATTGCCAGCTAAGGAGATTGCCCTTCGGTCTATCAAGCTCCTCCCTGTATGCCTTAGCTAAAGCCCTTGTGTCGTATATTCTAGGCAAGTAAGAATAGTCTGGGGTTTGACCAAGCATCCGTTGCAGAGCTGCAATCATATATACATCAAAACCCAACAAGTTTTGACCAACTACAATGTATTGAGGGTCAAATATATACTTCTCAAACTTAGACCAAACTTGTGATAAAGATTTACTCTTTTTGCTATATGTCTCCCAATTAAATCCTGTTACTCTTTTTGCCCCCTCTGAAACATTTAGATGCTTGTGAGCTATAAACTCATCGTGAGTTTCTAAGATTTTTGACCCCTGACAAATTATCCAAGACAACTGCCAAGTCTTTGACGAGTGTAGATTTAAGCCCTCTGTCTCTGTATCAAAGACAAGATATTTTTGATTACTTGGCAACATTTTCTAAAAAAGATTCGTAACTAAATTCATTAGAGCAAAAGTCATTGAGTCTTGGATTGCTGTAACTTGGGACTCTTCCTTGTTTTCTGGAGCACACAGCCTTATACATTTGAAATGCCTCAAAGTCATCTTTATCTCTGTAATATATGCTTTTTGCCCTCTCTGTTTTTACTTTCATTTTTTTAAGCACAGCACTGATTTGAAAATCAAAAGGATGGTTGTTAGATTCCTCTATGTAAAAGTGATCATACTTTTTTAAAGACAGGTCACACATGCCAAAATGAAAAATGTTATTGTAAACATAAGAGTCATAAAACGGAACTCCAATGCTAATTTCTTCTAGCTCATCATCTTGTATTTTAGAAAGATTTAAACAGTCGCCCTCACTAGCATAACATTTAGTATATAGTTTTCTAGCATTATTTACTCCTTTGTTGTTTTTGGGGAAAAATATCAATTTACTAGCTTGTTCAGATAAATTTGATTGAACAACAGGAAGCTTAACACCGTAGACTAGGGGAACCCCAATATTAAGAAAGGCTTTGTTGACAACTCTAAATCCATAGAAGTTATCCTCTACTAAGATCATTCTCTTTACATCTCCAGACTGAGCTATATCAACTAGATCCTCAACCCTCAACAGAGACCTGCCTATGCTAAAAGTGCTCTTAAATAATGGTATCACCCCCTGAAATTACAGAAGTTCTATACGCTTGTCAAATGAAAATGCAGGACATCCCTCATATTTTGCCTTCTCTATTGTTAAGCCATTTTTTACCCTATCAGCAAGAGTTTCTCGTTCATCGGCAGAGGCTACCCAGTCTCCTTTTTCATTGACTAAAACATAGTAGTCTCTGGGGAACTTAAATGGACAATGCCACATTGGAGTGCCATCTTTTTTTAACTGTCCAGCATAGTCTGCTCTCCCACACACAACCCTACCCGCAAACCCAGCATCTCTGTCCATGTAACCCTTATCATACGCTAGATTTTTAGAAGCTATTTTTACATTATAATTATTAATAATTTGCTGAACCTCTGTAAGAAAATATTCAAACCCTTCTAGTTCATCATTATCTAACGGTTCCATGCTGCAACAACCGTCATTGTTACAATCAAACTTAAGAAACAAAAACTCCATCTTTCGTTTCATGAACTCTGGATAAAGATGCTTGACTGCAAGGCAATACATCAGATTTTGCATATTGTCTGTGTATTCTTTGCCTGAAAAAATCTGCTTAGATGTCTTAAAATCCCTAATTATTGCGACCTTTTTTCTCTTAAATAGGAATAATTTATCAATAAAACCCAATATTCTGTAGTTTTTACCATCTTCTGTCACAGATATGTCGAAATCTTTCTCGCTTATTGACTCAGTAGGTTTGCCATCTTTGTCGCCAAAAAAGTCATAATTTAAACCTTCTACTGTCATCTGATTTATGAGGTCCATGTTCTCAAAATCATCTATTTGATGCTTTTTGGCATAAGCCTCCACCATTCTCTTGATAGGTGGAGAGGCGTAAGTGTTTTGGGTTTTTACAATCCTAGTATAATGCTTCTTGTGTCTAGGATTACCAAGATTTTCAAATATAGCATGACATATAGTGCCTCTTAAGCTACCCTCATTTGATTTATCAGGTAGCTTAAGATGATATTTGCACCAATATTGCCAAGAGCAGGTCTGTAGGGTTTTTATCCGTGATGCAGAAAGAGGTTTATTATCAGAATTCTGCATAATGGAATTTGTTTTTCTTCACAAGTTTTGCAAAAGATGAGGAAAAACTCTTATTGACACCCCTATCATTCATTTTTTTGGCTATACTAATAATATTATCCATAGAATCACTATGCTTCATATTATAACACTCAGAGCTGTATTTTTCTATTTGCTCTGCGCTCATCTCTCCAAAGTCATTTTTTTCTGGTGGACTAAAATAAATTTTATCAAAGTCAATTGAATCAACCAACTTAAAAACAGATTTAATAGCTCCTTCAAAACCTCTATTTACAGAGGATGAATGATCATTATTGAATGATATAAATATCTTGCTCACTGGGAGCATAGATAGCCTTGATATGAATTTAGGAGATATATTCAAGCCAAATGAAACTAAAACATTTTTTACCCCACTGTTGTATAGAGATAAGCAGTCACCAACAGACTCGACTATATGAACGGATTGCTTCTCTAGTATAGATTCTTGAACACGCTTTATGTTGTAGTATGGGTAAAACCAGTTAGATGATTTGCCCATATGCAACCATTTTGGTCTATCATCATCTGTAACCTTTCTTCCTGAAAAACCGTGAATTCTACCGTCTTTCCTGAATATAGGAAAGATGACACGCTGATACATCTTCCCTGACATGGCTAAACCGCATTTAAAATCCTGTAATGTCTCTTTAGACATGCCTTTACCAATGTAAAAATCATGATGAGGCAGTAACTTTTGTAAGACATTAGGTGGGTATGTTTTTTCCTCTTTCAATAAGTGCTTTTGCTTTATTCTTGCACCTATATTTACACCATTATCCTTTAAATAGTGCTTTACCGCATTAGGATCTTTTGTATTTAGAGTCTTTTGAAGAAGCGCTTCAAAAGGCATGAAAGATGAGTCTTCTACATAGTCTTTCCAGACCCCTGTATCTTTATATATTTGCAATGCTGTAGAGTTATCACCAGATCTATATACTGCGTTTGTTCTCCAGTATGATCCATGATCTTTAAGGCGATAACCAAGATTTTCTAAAACCTCTTTATAGTTCATTAAGCTCTGAGATTTATAGGTATTTCATCTGAGTCGTTTGTATGAACTTCAATACCCCCTCCATTAAATGCGTTGACTATATCTTGAAGATCTCCACACTCAGTGATTCTAAAGTTTTCAACATTTAAATTAATAAAATTCTGTCTCTTGGAACCATCTGGCATTTCTACTGGGTGAATAGCTCGTAATGCATCTCGACCTAGATGTCTAGCCTTTAAGTTTATCAGCTTATGTGTTCCAAAGTTAGCGCCCTCTTCATGTATCTCATCAGCAACCTTTCTTCTAAGCAGGAAAAGGTGGGAGCAAAACTGTGTGATCCCGTCAGAAAGTGACACAACACTTTCATCGTCCACAATTGAACCAGCAGCTCTGTTGTTTGTAATTCCAAGTCTGTTAGATTGCACAGAGGTCAACATTGATACACAAGGCTTGCCGTCAAACGACAAGTCTCTTTGTATGGTTTGCTTGAATTTATGAACCAAATAAGAAACTTGCTGCCACCCATCCACTTTCCCGATACTACCAAAGTCACTCTTAATATAATCAAAACTAAAAATAAGTTCGTTGCCCCTACCTATTTTTGAAAAGTAAAATCTTTTAAGCAGGGAACACATTTCATCAGGAGAAAGACCAGCCACATTCTCATAATAAAATTTCATGTTTTTGATTTTATTCCATGCAGACCTAACCTTGGCTACAACCTGCTCTGAGGTCCAGTCTTTGTAAGAAGTTGTTCTCCACTTGCCAGTTTGCAAAAGCCAAACAGGTATTCCAGTCATAGCAGAGCACTGCCTAAAGATAAGTTCCTCTTCACTCATCTCTCCATTGTCAAAATGAAGAACTGGGACTCCATGTTCAGCAGAAACTTTAGTCGTAAAATCCATGCAGAAGTTCGTCTTACCGACTCCTGATCTAGCAACGATAACAGAGATGTTCCCAGCAAGCAATAAAGACCCATACATCTCGTTGATGCGCTTGTGAGGACCAAGCATGCCAAAGTCCTCAACTGGATTGTTACCACGCTCTTCAACAACCTCTTCCATCATATCAAAAAGATTGACTGGTCCAGCCTCAGTCATTTCAAAATCTTTTATGTTCTTATTATATATCTGGTCAGACTGCTCAATAATATCGCCATATTTAAGATTTGGGTCGGCGCTCTTTACAAAAGAGGCAACCTTTTTGCAGCTTGTGTATATTTCTCTACGAGCACTATACTTTTTAAGTTCTTTGACTGAGCTTATGAATATGTCCTCCGTTATTTTGTAAAATGCTAACGAAAACACATACTCAGCGATATCGACACTATCGGGGAAGCTAGCTTTTAGCTGCTGTATCCTTTGAACTAGAATAGTTTCGTCGATTGTCTCTGCATTATCTAGTGCGTTTTTGAGAAGCTTGAATATAGAGACGTTTACCTTTGAGTCCTCAGAGTAGAAGTCACTGTCATTTAGATAGATAGAGATTTCCTCCCACTTATGCTGATGTTGTAATATGCCACTAAGAACCTTTTTTTCTAAATCAAACGAGTAAATCATAAGTTTATGTCATCTTCTTTCTTATTCATCGCCAGCTCTATCAGCTTGCCTAATGCCATGTCAACACAAGGGTTTTCAGTCTTACTTGTCATACTCGGACACCCATCTTTATTTACATAGAATAACATAAATCCTTTGTTACCACCACTTGATGATCCAGATGAGTCGTATATTTTATCAAGCAAGGATTGTGGCAATCCTCCTGATGAATCTTCTTGCTCTAATCGCATGTTAAATTTTCAATAAGGTCTTTGGGGTATTTATCAGAATCAATTACATCTGATTCTAAAACTCTGATAAGCTTAATATTATTGATCTCACAAAAATACTCTTTTTTCTCATCTCTCTTGAGTTGCTCAAGAAAGTTTTGCCTAGAGTTGCTGTGAAAGAATTTATTAAACCTATAATGTTGATTTCCATCAACTTCTATAGCGACCTTAGTGGTAGCATTGTAGAAGTCAAGAGTCATTCTTGTCCCAGCAACAGGAAACTCTTCAAAGACAACATCAGCAAACCAATAAGGTTTTATTTGTTGTTTTACATCTTTTTGTATCCCGCTTTTGCAACCACCCTCCCAGTCAATCAAGTATTTGCTGACGCTCTTTATTTTTCTCTCTCGACCATTAGCACACAGAAATGTCATTACTTAAAATATTTTCTTTTACAAAATCAACGAGCATAGAGGTGATTTTTTCATCTGATTCCAGAAGATCATAAACTGCATTAATTCCTTGATAAGAGTCTTTTATTTCTATGTTGTTATCTCGCAGGTAGCTTTTTACCTTGTCATCAACTTTAATCCAAGCTCCAGATTTATCTAAATAACCCCACATCAAGAGCATGTCAACAACTTCTCTTTCTACCCAGATAGATCTGCCGTTTTTTCTACCATGTTTTATTGGATAAAAAACAAGTCTACCTGTAGACTCATTTGTTGATTTTAGGATGGCGACTTTCGCATTATGACCATAGATCTTGTTATCAGCATGGATTTGCTCTTTAGGCTTCTCTAGGATTTTGTCGCTTTTATTTTGTTTCTTAAACTCTATGATCCAGTCTGGATAATGTAAGATAGCATTACCACCACTACTGTTTGTTTGGTTGTTTGGGTCTTGCTTGGCATACATACTCGTGGAAATAGTTGATCTTACTTGAGAGATCATGATGCACATGTGACCAAATTTACTCATACCCAAACTAATCCTTCTCAGAAAGTCTGAGCACATCAAAGCTCCTCCTGCCACTTTTCTAGCATCAGAAGTTCCTTTTTCTAAATCTTCTTTTGTAATCAAGCCATCCATGCTGTCAATTACAATACAGAACTTTTCTTTATCTGGATTATTTTTCACTAAGCCTCTCAAGAAATCTATCATGGTATCCATAATGTGACACTCAAGAACCAAACATGTGCCTATAACCCAATCTTCTGCCGAATAGACAAATTTAATCCCTGCCCTATCTTTGATTTGTTTGCTTAGTCTGCCTTCAGCCATTACAAAAAGACCTTTGGAATTTTCTATTGTCTTGAGCATGTTATGCATAACATGCAGAGCTTCATTTGTTTTGCCTCCTTCATTAGCTCCAAGGAATCTGTGTAACCCAGATCCAAAACCACCACCCAAAACGTGATCCAGAATCATGGACCCACTGGAGACTAGATATGGTTCTGCTGTCTCTTGTAAATTGTAGTGATAATCTTTGTTTGATTTAAGGAATGCTTCTGTATATTCTATTGAACCGCTTTTTTTCTTCATCTTATTCATCTAAAAATTCTTTTAATGTTTTTATATTTTTACTCAATATATCTTCTCCAGATTTAACGCCTTTGTCAACAAATTTATCAGGACTAGGTGGTTTATAATAAAATTCTCTATATTTTTTTATTAAATATTGTCTCCCATCTTGTGTTAAGAAATATCCAAGAGTCGGATATTTGAATTTAAATGGAGGCTTTACTTTAGATAAAAAATCTAAATCATTATTAAATTTTTCAAATATTTTTTTAACGATAGACATTTGGAAAGGAAAGTTTTCGGGATACCTGTTATCTATCATTCTGCCTAAAAAATCTTTTTTAGCATCTGCAAGCTGCCTTTTGCTGGTTACATCAATTTCGAAGAGTTCAGCAATCTTTTTTTGTTTAGAGCCATCTAGCTTTGAATTAGAAAATACAAAGCTACAAGAGCAAATTTTTGTAGAAGCTCCAACCTTTTTTGAGCATTTTGGGCATTGTTTATAACCCCTTGGCATATACAGAATATACACCTATGACTCTATGTGTCAACCCAATATTTCGATGTCATTTCTGACCATTTTTTCTACAAGCTGAATAAAACTTGTCTTCGGGTGCCACCCCAAATACTCGCGAGCTTTAGTCGAATCTCCTAACAGTAAATCAACTTCAGCTGGACGATAAAAATCTTTATTAATTTCTACAAAACAGTCTTTGCCATGAAAATACTTTTCCTCTAATCCTTCGCCCCTCCATTCAGAAACACTTCGATGAAAGCCAGCAAAATTAAAAGCTTCAACCACAAACTCTCTAATTGTATGTGTTTCGTTAGAAGACAATACATAGTCTTTTGGATTCTTCCTATCTTGATTTAGCATCAACCAAACACCTTTAACAAAATCCTCTGCATCGCTCCAATCTCTTTTAGCATCAACATTGCCGAGTTGTAGAGGCTTGATTGTCTTGCCTTGCTCAAAGTCTTTTAATATTCTAGCAACATTTTTTGTTATCTTTCTAGTAACAAACTCTTCTCCTCTTCTAACGCCTTCATGGTTGAAAAGCCAACCTTGAACAGCATACAAGTCATATGAATCCCTGTAAACTTTGACAAGATGTCTAGCAGCACACTTAGCTGCTCCATATGGGCTTCTAGGGCGCAGTGGGTGAGTTTCATCCTGTGGCGTAGATACCACATCACCAAACTCCTCAGATGAGCCAGCGTTGTAATATCGACAATGTGGAGCGTGTTTTCTAATAGCCTCTAATTGATGCAAAACTGCCATAGCGTTTGTCTGCATATGGTTGACAGGCATCTCCCAACTACTGCCTACAAAAGAATTAGCAGCAAAGTTAATAAAATAATCAGGCTTCTCTTTGGCTATTACTCTATCTGTGTTCTCTGGGTCTGCTATATCCAAATCAATAAGATAAAATCTGTCATTGCCCTCTAAATGCTTAATGTTTTTATGATTCTTAACACTTAGTCTTCTAGCGCCGCCAATAATTGTATGATCTGTATACTTTAGAAGATAATCAACCATGTGACTGCCATCTTGCCCTGTAATGCCTGTAATAATTATCTTCTTCATTATTGATATATAATATTTAGATTTTTAAAAGAATTAAGATATTGAGTTATTTCTTCTTTATTAGACTCATAATCATTATTTATGTTATGAAATTCAAGACAAAAATGTTCAACACGTTCGAAAAAATTAGAACTAGAATCTATTAACTTTCTAAAAATTGAAAATTCAGATCCCTCAATATCCATTTTCAAATATTTTATTTTATCATAACAAGACATTGCTGTTTCAAACTCAACGATTAAAGTATTAACTTTCATGTTATTTTCAGACTCCTCTTTAAAAAAAGAAGAACCGCCTGAATTAGAAAATTCAATATTAAAAGATTTAGTCTTGGTTTCTGAACCAATCCCAAATGAGTGTAGATTAATATTTGTAGATAAATTGTCTACTATTGAAAAATTCAATAATTTTAATAGTAGTTTATTACATTCATAACTATTAACTTGTATAAATGGAAATTTTTTAGATACATAGAATGATAACAAACCAGTGTTTGCGCCTAAATCAATAAAAACATCTCCTTTATCAAATTTTATATCTTCAAAACCATATTCATTTTTTAAGATAGTGATTTCTGTTCCGAATGAGCTATTACTATTATAAAAATCATATATTTTTAAATCTATGTCATTTATATTTAAATTTCTTTGAACTATAGGATATTCTGTCCCTTCAATATCTATTTTATAAAACATAGTTGTGGTTATATTTTTTTAACCTCTGGTTTTTCCAAATTAAATTTTGTGTAATGGTCGTCATCAAAAATTAATTTATCATTTTCATGATCCCATTTATATGAACAAATTCCATTGTATCTTTTTAGTTGATACTTAACCTTAGCTTTTAAGAATTCTTTATCCCCAACCCAAGAAAAATGATCTGGAAAACATTTATCTTTAGGTATTTCACAAATTTTTAGATTTTTGTAATCTACAATTTTGTTGTTTATATTGTATGCTACATCGTTTTCATAATAAAAATAACTCAAGGTTTTTTTACCTTCGTAGTTAACAGAGAAAATTCTAGGGGCTATAAAATTTTCAATATATTCTTTTTCTGAAAATACAAAGTTTTTAAAATTTATTTTATACGTTGCAAAATCTTGATTGTTACTTACGAACTCAATAACATTTTTAATTTGATCTTCTGTATAAAATTCATCTTGGTCTAACATCCAAATATAATCTAAATCATGAGAGAGTAAATGTTGCAGTGGGACGTTTCTAGAAAAAGAATCATCGCCATCAGATCCTATGCAAATGTAATTAACAAATCCCCTGTAATCTTCTAGCAATTGTTTGGGTGTTTCAATATCATCATAATCCCAACCACATTTAACATAATCGGAATATTTATAGCTAGAAACTGCCACTTGTTTTACTTCAGGTATATTAACCCAAGGCCGTAAGGCTTTGTGCGTATATTGAGGAAATCCATAAAAATTACATAATAATCCTATCTTCATAATTTATTCCAAAGTTGTAAGTTGTGTTTCTGTCTTTCTCTACTTTTTAACTCTTCTTCGTCTAAAGAATGATTATTAGAATCGCCACCAGTTGCCTTTTCCCAAAAATCTTTCCAGAATTCATTTCTTGTTACCCTCTCTTCTAGATCAACATATCCTAAATGGTAAACAAAAGGATTTTTGTTAGAGCAATATTCTAAAGCGCCCTCTGTATTTGCTATATCACATAAAGGATAAGTTTGTAAAAGATTGCCTTTGTGATCTATTAATTCATCTGTGCTTGTTTTATGATAATCTGGCCTACCATTTTCTTTTATTCCAAAATTAACTGGACCTCTATTTAGTCCTTTTTTATGTATATACCATTTTGCACCGAAATCTATGAAATGTTCATAATCACCATACAGATTTATTACAGGAACAAAGAAAGATGCAAATTCATGATTATCTAATAATTGTCTACCTAAACTTTTTATTAATTCTTTTTCACCACCGAGTCTTTCATCTAGATTTTGCTGGATCATTAAATCACCAGAGCAAATTTGAAGAGCACAGTTTTCTGTTTTGCCATAACAAAATGGATCACTATAAGGAATGTCAACGGGTATCACCTTTAAGTTATACCCTTTTTTCAGGCCATATTTTCTTATGACATTTTCTGTGTCATCTAAACTTTTATTAACAGCTATGCAAACTTCATCAGCATAATAAAACCAATTATCTAATGCATCCTCATGATTAAAGCCCTTGCCTATAATATTGAATGCAGTTGAGTAAATACTAATTTTCATTAAAATTTAATTTTTTTCATGTGTTTAAAATCGTGACTATTAACTATTCCCACTTTTTGTTTTAAAATTTTGTATCTATACCAATCGTTTAAAAATTTTTCAAAATTTAAGCACTCTCTTAATATAGGAGTTAATTTATTTCTAAAACATTCCTCCATTGATTTTATGTCATAGGCATAAAATCCAAGTCTATTAACCTCATTTATTAACTTTTGTCTGAACTCATACCTTTTATTGATAAGGTCTGGTTTGTCTTCAACGCAAAGAACCAAGTGATTACTATTTGGAAATAAATAATATTTCATATTATGCTCGATAAAATAGTATGGGTCTTTTCTTTTTTGATCTCTAACATTTGATTGATAAGTTTCATCCCAGAATGTTTGTTTACTAAGCTCTATTGTTTTAGAACAGCCCGTTATTCCTTCATGTGGATTGTTTATAAAAGATGTATTTTCTTTTAATTTAAATAGTAATCTTTTATTGTGTAAAAAAACTCCATCAATATCTAAATCATTCAAATCAGCACAAAGTTTTTTTAAAAATTTAGTAAACTTTGGAGACAATCTTTCCAGTGTATCTATTGTTAGAAACCAGTCCCCAAATCTCATGGGACCTTGATATAAACTATGATTTCTACTAAAATCTAATCTACTACACCATTTAGTATAAATTATTTCACCATCACCCTTTACTGACTCTAAGTAATCTGATCCTTCGTCCTTCGGATAATGAAATGTCCAAACTAATCCATCAAAATCGTTTTTAATGGGTTCGATTAATTCTTTAAGGTCTTGTTCATGACCTTTTGTAGTGACTCCTGTAAGCCAGAGTTTCATCCTATTGTTTTAGAATATGCTTTGTTTGTATTAAAAAAAGAAAAAGGGGTATCTGAATTTGTTAATTTTTTTAAGATAAATCCAGAAACTATTTCACAATGAACTTCGCCAAGTTTATCTAAATGATCTTGTGCTTGTTTCCAAGCTATAAATATTTCATTTGTCCTGCTAATGTTAGGCTGGAAGGTAAAAGTAGGACCATACTGAGAGTAAATAATAGACTGTGTGAATATATTTTCATTTTCTATTAAAAATTCTCCATCAGGATCTTTAAATTCTTCAGCTCTATTAAATCTTACGCAAAGCTGATCTGGATTATTATCTAAAAAATCAATAGATTTTTTTAGTGCGTCCTCTAGTGAGATAGAAGATAATTGTAATAATTCATCGTCTTCTAGCCAAAAAGAATATTTTTGTTTTCTAATATCTAAGTCTGAATATGCTTTATATATATCTTTGAAATATCCAGCAGAATGAGTGAGGTGATCTTCTGAGTGATGAACTATATTTTCCTTTGTCTCCATAACCCTTATATCTAGATGAGAGCAAAAAGATTTTATTTCATCTGCTATGTTCTCTTCTCCATCTCTTGATTTTAGGTGAAGAAGTTTGTTAGAAAAAATTGACAGGTCTATCTTATTTTGAAGATTATTAAGACAGTCCTGATAAGTATGTCTGCCACCATGCCCCATAGTGGTGCAAAATACTATTAGATTTAAGGGGAGTGTAGACATAGAAACCTCTGGGTCTAGGGGCGACCCAGAGGTTCACTATGACCTCAAGGAAATAAATCCTCGACCAACCGTATTGTAAGATAGAGACCTTATTATGTCAACTATTCTTCAATAATCTCTTCACTAATTTTGCCTAATATGTAGGCTAGGGTTTCATCAGTGTTTGTGTCAGGAGTTATTAGATCCTCTTCTATTATCGTGTCTAGGTCAGTCATAGTATGACTTTCTACACACAAATTTTAAAAAAGGGAATTAACCCTCACAAGAAGAGCAATTTAAAATGGATCTAGCTAGCTCTTGACTAGGATTAGCACTTCTTTGATAATAAAAACTCTTGATGCCTTGTTCCCATCCAAATATAAGTAACTCACTAACTTGTTTTGCTGGACACTTAGGTGAAATCATTACGTTTAGGCTCTGACCCTGATCAATATATTTTTGCCTTTGAGCAGCTTGTATCACAATTTCTTTTTGAGATATCTCGCCAAAAGTCTTAAATACATCTTTCTCTTGATCAGAAAGAAAATCTAGATGTTGAACAGATCCACCCTTAACTAATATAGATTTCCAAGTAGTGGCATTGTTTTTACCCTTATCTTCCAGAAGATTCTCTAGATAAGGATTTTTATATGTAAATTTACCCTTAGCTAGATCTTTAGTAAAGTAATTACTATTTAACGGTTCAATAGAAGGAGAAACTTGACCCAAAATAAAAGAGCTAGAGGTAGTGGGAGCTATAGCCATTGTAGTCATGTTCCTCCTGCCATATCCTCTAAGATACTCTGGCTCGCCAAACTCTTCTGCTAGTTTATGTGTGGCTCTATCACATCTCTCTCTAATGATATTGTGAACTTCTGCATTAAGAAACTGAGCTTCTAATCCTTCAAATGGAATCATTTTGGATTGTAAGAGTGAGTGCCAGCCAAGAACGCCAACTCCGATAGCTCTTTGTCTTTTAGCAAAATTATGGCAAGACTTCATGAACGGTATGTTTTCTGTCTTGTAGATATACTCTTCCATAACAGCATCTAAGAACTGAACTAAAGTCTCAACGGCATCAGTTTCTTTTATTTCATCCCATCTAAGCAAATTAAGGGAAGAAAGACAGCAGACAAAGGACTCATCCTCTGAAGAGTGCAATGATATTTCACTGCAAAGATTAGAGGCATGGATTTTGAGTCCCTTGTCTTTATATGCCTGTGGAGCATTGTTGTTGGCGTTGTCTGTAAAAAATATATACGGGTATCCTGTTTCAAATCTCTTTTTTATGATGTTGGCCCAAACTTTACGCTTGTCTTTATCTCCATCGACCATCGACTGCATCCATTTGTCATCAATGCAAACAGCAAATGACATTTGTTGAATTGGATTGCCTTCACTCCTAATCATTAGGAACTCATCAATATCAGGATGATCGACAGGGAGATATGCGGCAAAAGATCCTCTCCTTACATGGCCTTGAGATACTATAGATGCAACTTTATCAAAAAGCTCCATAAAGTAAACAGCCCCAGCAGAAGTCCCGCCAACACTGATAGACTTTCCTCTAGCTCTAAGATCACCAAAATAACCAGAGGTTCCAGAACCGTGCTTGGTCTGCATACCAACTTCAGCCTGTTTCCTTAGAATAGAGTCCATCTTGTCATTGATGAAAACCCCATTGCAGGATATTGGAAGACCTCTATCTCTTCCAAAATTAGACCAAACAGGACTAGCTAGGGAGTAGAACCCACGCTTCATGTAGTCCTCAAATTTATCTGCAAAGCCTCCCTGTCTGAGATATTTCTCAGCAGCCTCTGCTATGCTCCTAATCCTCTTTTTAGCTGTTTCTCCTTTTCTAAGGTATCCTCTTTCAAGAAATTGTTTTGAATCGTCGTTTAGCCAATAATAGTCTTTCATTAGAATAGATCGTCTGCGTCAAATGTTTGCGAGTTTTTCGCGTATTCTACGGGTCGAGTATGGAAAAAGTCTGTAGCGTTATTGCCAAGCAATTCTTCCTCAAACCAGATTGTATTGACCAAGATTTTTTTGTCAACATCAAATGCTGGTCTAAATCCAATTTGTTCTAATGACTCATTGATTCTGTTCTTGATAAATTCTTTTAAAATAGGCGCACTTATGCCTTTTTCATTATATCCGTTAACCATCCAATCAACAATTTGAGACTCTGCTTTAAATGCAGCATGAGACTCCTTGATTATCCTCTCCTCTAACTCCTCGTTAAAAAGCTCTGGATGCTCATTTCTGATAGTATTGATAATCTTAATGCCAGCCAAAGCATGAATATTTTCCTCGTTCCTAGTATATTTAACCTGCTGACCAGTATCTTTTAGCACGTTTCTATATCGATTGAACCAGTTGATTACATAAAATTGGCTAAATAGAGAGACATTCTCCACAAAAAGAGTAAATAAAATCAGAGAGTAAACATACTGCTGCTTTGAGTCCTTGTAGAATTTATGGTTATATTTTCTTAAATAGTTAACCCTGCCTTCAATAAAGTCTAGCTTAAGGTTCTGCTCAAATACATCCTCCAAGCCTAAAACCTTGAGGAGTCTCTCATAAGCGTTATTGTGAATAACCTCAACATTAGCCATAACAAACCCAAGGTCTGAAAGGCTGGGATGAGGCAAATTATCTCCCAATTTACTCCAGAACTTCTTAACAGCGACCTCAATCTGCCCTATTGCAGATAACGTCCTGATAATCATTTCCCTCTCCGTGTCATTCAGCTCAACAGCGAAATCTTGAACATCGCTGGTAAAGCTAAACTCCTTATCTGTCCAAAACCCATTATGCATAGCCTCAATAAACTCCTGCGCCCAAGGGTAGTGGTCAGGCTTCCTAGATACTTGTTCTTCAAAAATCATTTCGTAAAGTTACACATGTTAGATCGCCCAAAGAACTAAGTCAATGTCTTTTTAAGAAAAAATCGTCGAAGACGTTAAATTAATATGAACGTATCCTTTACGTATGGAATATTTATTTAACTCGTATCCAATACGTTCGTATCCCATACGTTCTAAAGAGTAGGGTAAATTCTTCTTTTTAGGTGTCAAGAAAAAAATTTCACTTGATATTTTCATATTTAATTGTATATTAATAAAACCTAGTTGATAGAAGACCTTACAGATTCAGCCCTAACAGAGATGATTAGGTCAGAAAATAACGAAAAAGCTCTAAATGAGCTTATTTCTAGGCATTCTGGCATATATGTGGATATGATAAAGAGATTTGGCTCAAACTGCCTAACTCAAAATCAAATCCAAGACATAATGAAGGATAAAGATTACACTATCTACAGGGCAGCATTAGAATATGATGAAAACAAAGCTAAGTTTTCTACCCATTTAGCTAATAAGACAAAATACATGTGTTTAACACAGAAGACTAAAAACAAAAATAACAAGGTCTTTAATAACTTTGAAGAAGTTAAATTTTGTCAAAAAGACAAATCAGCGACTCCAGATGAGTCTTGTAGACTAAACGATTCTTTTTCTAGGATTCTAAATCTCATTAATAAACATAAAGATCAGAGATTAAAAGTAATATTTCATGAACGATATTTTTGTGGAGAACGAGGTAAGTTAAAGCCTTGGAAAGATGTAGCTAAAAAAATAAATCTTTCTGCTCAAGGATGCATTAATATACATGATAAAGCCATAAAAGAATTCAATTACAAGATTGAAAATGAAAAAATTAAATTTTGATGGACCAATAAACTCTCTTAGCTTGGGAAATGTAAGTATAAATTTTCTAAGAGAAATTCAAAAAAGAGATCTAGAAGTATCTTTATATCCTGTCGGAGATCAAGGTAACTTTGATGCATATGATAAGATTGGTGAAGAATTCAAGCAGTGGGTGGCTAATATAGCTACAAATAGATTAAAAAATCTTAGTCCATCTTCAAAATCATTAAAGGTTTGGCACATCAATGGATCAGAAAAGGTTTTGCCAAATCAATATTTATACACCTTTTATGAAACAGACTCTCCGACAGAAGAGGAGGTGAATATTGTTAATCTTCAGAAACACACATTCTTTTCTTGTTCTGAAGCAGCAGAAATTTTTAAAGATAAAGGGTGTGATAATGTATCATACGTCCCTTTAGGGTTTGATGAGGATTTTCACGTTACAGACAAAAAGTATCTAGAAGATACGATACACTTTGGTCTAGTTGGAAAATTTGAAAGAAGGAAAAATACACAAGCTATCATTCAACTCTGGACAGATAAGTTTGGGAACAACCCCAAGTATCAGCTTTCTTGTTTAGTTCATAATCCATTTCTTAATGAAGATCAGATGAATCAAGCAATACAGTCTTCTCTTAGGGGTCAAAATTGGTCAAATGTTAATTTTTTGCCTCATTTGAAGACAAATTCTGAAATGAATGACTTCATAAACTCTATAGATATTGATCTCTCTGGTCTTTCTAATGGAGAGGGATGGAATCTACCTTCTTTTAACGCTACAGCTTTAGGAAAATGGTCAATAGTTAGTAACTGTTCTGCCCATAAAGATTGGGCCACAGAACAAAACTCTATCCTTGTTGACCCAGTAGGCAAGCAACCATGTTATGATAATTTCTTTTTCAAAGAGGGTAATACATTTAATCAAGGTCAGTATTATAAATTGAATGGAGATTCTATACTAGAATCCTTTGATAAAGCTATTGATAAAGTGGGTCAAATCAACACAGAAGGGACAAAACTTCGTGACAGTTTTACATACTCAAAGACTATGGATGCGATTTTTTCACACATGTATAGCGATTCTTGATTGGTATAAAAATTGATAATAGATTATTATGTATTATAAACTTAATAAAAAATTCATGGACTACTTTGATCAATTTGAAACTACTAAACACGCTAAAGTTAAAGATAGCGGTGATGTTTACGTTGGTGAATTTGAACTAGCTGGCTTCTCAAAAGATGATATTGAAATTTTAGCTACTGATGAAGAACTAAAAATTCATGCAAAGAATGAAAAAAGAGAAAAAAGATTTAATTTAACATTGTATAGCGCTGTATCTATCTCTGATATCTCCTCCGAGACAAAAGATGGATTACTTACAGTTACCATGCCTAAAAAATGTGTTAGTGAGCGAATAAAAATTAAAGTAAAATAATGCCAATTTACGTCTACAAACACCCAACTGAGGAGAGATATGAGGAAATCATTCAGACTATGAGTGAGCCTCATGTCTTCTCCAAAGACGGGGTAGAGTGGAAAAGAGTATTTTTACCAACTCGTTGTTCAATATCAGCAAATGCTGATCCATTTAATTCAAACTCTTTTGTAGAAAAAACTGCAAACATGAAAGGCACGTTTGGAGATATGATGGATTATTCAAAAGAACTTAGCGAAAAGAGGGCTGAGAAAGCTGGGGGAGAAGATCCTATTAAGAGACAACACTTCAATAGGTATGAGAAAGAAGTTGGCAAAAAACACATTGCCGATAAAAAGACTTCTTACGAAAATAAATCAGTTAAGATTGATTTTGATTGATTATGCTGGAGAGGTTCCTATTCCAATATAACCCCATAGATGAGTTCCAGTTTGAACTACTAAATTTTTTCCAGATATAGCTAAGGCTCCTATAGCAAAATTTTGTGCTGTATTAGATTCAGGAGCTAATCCTGTCCATATTGGAAGTGCGAAGCCTGTTTTAAAGGTGACTGTATCAGTGAAAATTGATGATCCTATAACATCTAAATTACCACTAAAAATACCAGAGCTATTAAAACTGGTATTGTCGCCAAAATAACTTTCGCCACCATTAAAAAAGTGACCGTTTGAAAAACTTGTTATTAAAGAATCTTGTAAACTGACCGATAAAGCAGATGAATCATTAAAATCTTTAATTACAGTGTTCCCAGTCGCAGTTTTTGTAAAAGTAACAGTGTCTCCAGCTACTAATGTATTATTTTGACCACTTCTTGATACTTCTACTGAACCAGCATTGAACAGCGCGTTTCCAATACCACTTATGTTACTATCATTAGCTCTAATCGCTATATTATCTCCATCAATTGGACCAGAGGCCAAAGTTGTATTATTGCCTAAAAATAGAAAATTTCCATCATTAGGGTCAAAACTATTATTACCACTATCAGCTAAACCAAAAACAGTTCTACCCCCTATTTTTAGGCTACCAGTAAATGCAAAATCTCCTGTTAATCCTCTGGATAAATTTAATTTAACACCAGTATCAGTTTGAGTAACAGATATGTCTCCAGAATCACTAAAAAAAGTAGCTAACTGTATCTGTTCAGGTTGAATTTTGTTAAATGACATAATACAATAGATTATCTTTTATAAATTACACGAATTCAATGAAATTTACTCTTTATAAGCCAAACTCTAAAAATACAGGGGCTGCTTTCAGTTTTGATCTAGCTAAGGACAAGAAGGGGAATGCAGTTATGTATGTCTCTATGATTCAGCAACACAGCTGGAACGATAAGACAAAAAGTGGCTCTTTTAAGGAAAATGCTAAGAATCCTGAAAAATCTGGCACAATCAAACTATCAGCAAATGAAGCTGGAGAAGTCCTTTCGTCATTTAAGACTAGAATCCCTTTTGTCGCTTTTCACAGAAGGAATGACGATACAACTATAATAAAATTCACCCCTTGGGATAAGAAAAGAAAAATCATGGGCAAGGATGGAGATACTTGGCATGAAACTCCTGCATTTGGAGTCAGCGTTACACGAAATTCATCTATGACATTTAAGCTTCCTTTGGAAGCTGGAGAAACGGAGGTCTTATCAGAGTTACTAAAAAAATATATTTTAGAATCCTTTATTGTGGCAGACGCATATAAACCTCAAGCTCCCAAAGAAGAAACTCAAGAAGATACCTTAGATACTGAAGATTCAGATGTCCCATTCTAAAAAAATAAAGGTATTATTCCACTCTAACCATAGTAGATTGGTTACTGGATTTGGTAAAAATACTAGAAATATTATGATGGGTCTTCATAATGACCCAGATATAGAGGTTATTGAGGCTGCTAATGGAGCTAAGTTTGGAGCAGATCTTTTGACACCTTGGAAATCTTATGGAACTCACCCTAGCGATGCAGCCACCCTTCAAGCTATACAGGGAGATGGCCCAAAAGAAAGAATGGCTCAGTATGGATTTTATACAATAGATAAAATAATAGAAGAATGTAAACCCGACATATATCTTGGAGTCGAAGATATATGGGCTTTTACAGAATATGAAAATAAACCTTGGTGGAATAAGATAAATAAAATTCTTTGGACTACATTAGATAGCTTGCCAATCTTAGATCAGGCCATCAAAATGGAACCTCTTTGTGATAAGATGCTTGTGTGGGCTTCTTTTGCAGAGAAAGAAATGAATAGACTTGGGCACAATAACATAGAGACTATACACGGAGCTGTTGATTACACAAATTTTCGTCCTCTTGAAAATAGGATTCAAATAAGAAAGAAATTTGGAATAAATGACGATTTTGTAATCGGTTTTGTATTTAAAAACCAGCTCAGAAAATCTGTCCCAAATCTGCTACAGGGATTTAAAATATTCAAAGAGCAAAATCCAGATGTAAAAACCAAGCTATTGCTACACACCGATTGGGGTGAAGTGGGACAAGGGTGGGATATCCCTAGATATATCAATGAAATGGGGATTGCCCCTGAAGATGTATTGTCCACATATGTTTGTCATGCTTGTGATTTTTACTTTGTATCTCACTATCAAGGAGAAGAAAAAAACTGTCCCAAATGTAAGGCTGAAAAAACATTTAAAACAAAAAACAGCAACAAGGGTATTGGTGAAGTTGAGTTAAATGAGCTTTATAATTGCATGGATGTATACTGCCATCCTTTTACTAGTGGTGGTCAAGAGCTTCCTATTCAAGAGGCTAAATCAGCTGGTTTAGTAACTTTAGTTACAGAGTATTCCTGCGGGACTGACTCTTGTTATGAACACCAAGGCGGTATCCCATTAAAATGGAATGAGTATAGAGAACCTCACACTCAATTCATTAAGGCGTCTACATGCCCAGAAGATATAGCAGATAAACTTAAAAAAGTTTACAGGATGGATGACATAGAAAAACTTTCTATAATTTCATCTGGAATTAAATATGTAAAAGATTCTTACTCTATTAGTAGCATTTGCAAAAAACTTAAAAAGGTCTTCTTTAGTTTAGATAAACCAAAATTTGAAGAAAAAGAAGAAGATAAAAATACACAGAATCTAATTAGTCTAGATGATGTTTTAGATGATGAAGGGCCTACAAATAGAATAGCAGTAGTGTTGCCAGAATCTGCTGGAGATATTCTCATATTGAATTCTTTAATGGAAAACTTGAAATCTTTGTATCCAGAAAAAAATATCTATATCTTCACTAAACCAGAATACTATCAAATGATTGAGGATAATCCCGCAATACACAAACTTCTTCCATATAACCCTCAAGTAGAAAATCTTTTATTCTTAGAGGGTAGAGGTGATCACGAAGGATATTTTGAAATGGCCTTTCTACCTAACATTGGAACACAAAGACATTTGAATTATCTTCACAACGGAAAAGATAAAACACAATTTGAATTAAGATGAGTCACCTAGCAGAAGAATATGCAAAATCATGTGGTGTCAAAATAGGAAATCCTGTTTTAAAACCCCACTACTTTCCGATTATGTATGACAAATACATAACTATCCATAATGACAAAAAAGTTCAATCTAAAGAATATAACATGTGGCCCGATGTTATAGAGTTACTTAAATCTAAATTAAATGACATAAAGATTATACAGATTGGATCTCACGGAGAAGAAAGAATACAGGGTGTAGATGATCATGTCCCAACAAACTCATTAAAACAATGCTCTTACATTATAAATAATTCTTTAGGTCATGTAGGTATTGATAGCGTCCCCGTGCATATAGCATCTGCACTAGATAAACCTGTTGTTAGTATATATGCTCATACCTATGCTGATACCTGCAATCCCTTGTGGAATAAAAATTCTAAATTCATAACCATTGAATCTGATCGAGGCGGTAAAAAGCCATCCTTTTCATTGGAAGAGCATCCTAAAACAATTAATTTTATTAAACCAGAAACTATAGCTCAAGCTGTGCTTGATGTATTAGACATAAATAAAACAATAAAACACAAAACGATATACATCGGAGATAGATATACGAGTAATTTTGTAGAAGTGATACCCACAATTCAAACAAACGTAATAGCTCCCTTGATAGATGTTAGAATGGATTACGCTCATAACGAAAGCGTATTAGAAGGAATCCTACAGAAAAATGAAGTCGAGGTTACTACCAAAAAACCTATAAACGAAAATATTATAAGGTCTGGTAGAATTAAAAAAATTGTTTATCAGGCAGATTCTTTTGATCAAGATTTTTTAAAATTAATAAAGTCTTCTGGAATATCTCACGTTATAATCTGCACATCTCAAAAAAATCTTGCAGAAGAAAGATCTAAAAATTTTGATACTTTGATAAACCATCTTGATCTGAAACATTTAATCAACACTAATAAAAGTAAAGTAAATCATAAAGATCCAAGCTCTCTTAAAATAAAAAGCAATAAAAAAGTTGTTTGCGGAAACAAGATTTACGACAGTTTCTTTGATTTAAACAGCAGGAAAAACTTAGATCATTTTTTCATTGACCTAGAGTTCTTTAGGGTTTATACTGATTCAAATGAGTAAGAAAAAGATCTACGGACCAGATATCTACAAGCGTAACGAGCACGGATTGCTTGAGAATGTAGACTACGAATTTAATGAAGATGGCTCTGTAAACTGGAGAGCTATGATCAAGGAGGAGTTCTTATATCCAAACAAAGACTGGTTTGTCTCAAGAAAAAAAGATGTTCCTAATTCTGTAGAGGGCCTTTCTGATAAACAGCTTCTTATCATGCTTGGAGGCATCAAAGAGTTAGCTAAAATGAGAGGATACTCCACGGTAGCTTTTGATGTGACTCAGCCTTCAGATGGATATGTAACTGCTAAATGCACGATAAATTGGTATAAGAATTATGAGACACAAGATGAAGTCGCATACCAAGACTATGCTAATGCTACTCTTGCAAATACAGACAACTTCTGCGCTAAGTTCTTAGAAACAATAGCTTGTAACCGAGCTTTTGTGCGTTGTGTTCGTAATTATCTAAATATCCACATTGTGGGTGCAGATGAGATTGATAAGTCAAAAGGCGCTAATAATTCAAACACCGTAGAACATGACTCTTCTAGTGATGCAGTAATGCTCCCTCTGACTCCTTCAGGGGCGCTACAGAAGGCTTTGGGAGATAAGTTGGGTGACAGCTCATTTGATAGCTTCAAGACGTTTCTGAGGCAACTGTGGAAGGATGATTCCTACAGGAATGAAGACGCAAAGGATTGGTCTTCTTATGAGGATCTACCCGCAAAAGAATGTAGAAAAATAATTTCTATAATAAAGAAATTATAATCCCAGTCTATTTCTCTGAGAGGCTGACAATAGAGTTGGTATACTAGATTTTGGAGTAAGTGCCTCCATACCCTGAACCAATAAGAAATTTTGGTCTGGTGGTATAATCTTTATTGTAGACTCATCTATAGTTGTTCTAACCCCATTAGAGGTAATAGATATGGATATTCCATTTATAGTCGGTTTAAATTTAGGAATTTGAAGACCGTAAACTGTCCTGCTTGATGATTTTGGAATATCTAAAACATCATTAAATTTTCCTCTAATAGATTGCAACACTTTCATCTCTGCGGTTGAACCAGACAAACTAGATAGTGTTAATTTATTTAAAATACTGTGAGGTGGTGATTCTACAGATTTAAATATTAAATCAAACCTGTCACTAAGGTCGATATTTTGTTGTGCTCCAGTTGAAGATGCTGCTATATCATCATCTTCTTTTTCTTCTCCTTCTTCATCATCTTTAACAACTCTTGTTTTGCTTCTTCTAAAATTTAACTTTATTGTATTTTTTGTCTCAGTGGCTTTTTTGTAGTAACCGTTAGATTTTAATACCAGAGCCATTATAGCATCCACCATATCTTTTTCTTTTTCAAATCCCAATTCTCCACCAGTTGCAATAGGGCCTCCTAAAAATAAATCATTATGGTGTTCAAAAAATTCAAAACTTTGAGTTATGAATGTATTGTAATCAACCTTATCTTGAACTTTAGCTCTATCATTGACTGGATTTGCTTTTTTAAGCTTAGGCAATGCTCTTATACCTATAAAATAATTATTATGGACACTCACAGCTGGAGTAACTCCCTTTTTTCCTTGTGTTAATTCAGCGAGCTTGTTAATTTTTGGATCTAAATCTTTATCTAAAAGCTTAAACATACTGGATATAGGTTCCAATTCATCATGGTTTGATATTTTATCATCTCCATTAAAAGGCCCTAAAACATCAATACCATTTTTGTTATCAAAGCTCATTCTATCAGCTTTGTATTTAGAGTAACCATTTGATATATAAATACCACCAGCTATTGAAAAGTAAGTTTCTAGAAAAGGATGTAGTGCTGTTTCCTTTGCTTTAGGCATGGGTTTGGTGGCTCTATTTTTTAAATGGAAATATTTAAACTTATTGGTTATTCTGTTAGCTGGCACTTTTTTATTTTCATCATTTTCGTCAATTACTTTTAGCTTTGTTTTTAACGCTTGGTCTTTTGCAGCTTGTTTAGTAGGGTCATCATATATAGTTAATAGTCTCGCAAAATCCTCTAGATCAAGTCTTGCATATGGCCTCAACTCAACTATGTCTTCTGCGCCTTTGCGGACTAGTGCTATTAGTCCTTTGTCATCTTCAAATTCTTCAAGATATAAATTATTTACATTAAATGGGCCATTTTCCTCTAAATCATTTTCTTCGAAATAATCTTCGAACTTCGCCTCTGGGTAATCACCTGATGCAAAAATAGACATCAAATATGTAAATTTGTTAAAGACTTCTTCGCTTTCATTTTGATCAAAAATGCTGAAGTAAGCACCCATAACAATTCTACTGCACTTTTGTTGTAATAAAGGTTTAGCATTATCATCATCCTCTTCTCCCTCTTTTTTAAGTCTTTCAAATCTAACTCTTTTTAAAAATACTGATTTTAAACGATCATCCCCATCAGATGATTCTGAACCCCGATCTTTTTCAGAGGTTCCACTGTAGCTATTTACAATCTTGTTAGATAATTTGCTTTCTGAGAAAGAAGCGTTAAGAATATTAGGGTCATTGGTTTCTGTGAAATTTTCTATTTCAAGCTGGCTAGCTATACTGGTATTTATAAATTTTATAATTCCAGTGTCAGGGTCAGTAAACCAAAAGTAACCTAGATAACTAGCTATTGTTGAAACTACACTATTTAAAGTCCCGCTTGCTTCAAATAACACATCCTTTTCATTTTCATCTGGCAAACCCTCTATTCCAAGACCAGCCAAATTAATTATTTTTTTAAAGTCTCCTAAATTATATCCGAACTTTAAATCATACTGTGATAAATCAGGCTGGCTTTTGTATTGCGCTGAAACAAAATCTGTATTCAAAGATAGTTTTTCTATCAGCTCTTTGTTATTATAAACTAAATTCATTTTAACGCCTTTTTCAGTCGATGCTGACTCTGCATTAAATATTCTACCAGCTTCTATTATTGATCCATTTCTTTTTGGTTCCAAAACTTGAAACGAATCTAAGGGACTATTTGAAACTTCTGAATAAAAAGGCATCCCTCCTTCGAAATTCAGACCTCCCTCTGGTCCTAAATGCATTCCCCTTAAAAGAACTATATAAGAATTTAAAATTAAAGATGTCCTATCTACATACTTTCTAGATATTGTTTTTTTAGTTGGATCAGAAGATTTTGTGATTTGAGTGCATATGAATCTACTCATCATTTTTGAAATATTTTCATTAGAAAAATCATTTACCTCTCCTAGATCTCCAATGACTATTCCTAAATCTTCTCCAGTTTGAATTTTTTTAGGATTTAAAACTGACCTAATTGATGCTGAATGACCACCTCCAGAATTAGTAAAATTTAATTCTATATTTGTTATAGACTCACTCATAATATTAGATTTTCTACTTTTGATGTAACTTCAAAGTTTGGTCCAGCTATTCCTCCACTAATTAAACATGGTTTTCCTTCTTGTATAATATTTACACCTGTATACAGCTCTAGATAACTAGATGGAAGTTCAACCATTCCATTTATATAGAAATTAGTTCTACCCTCTATAAAACCTGATCCAGTTAGATCAGGCGATGAACCTGTTATTGAGTTAGATCTAAATCGTTTCTTGTAAGCTGTGTAAACAAAATTTGATTTGTTATCTGCTGTGACAATACCATTAGCCGTAGCAGAATTATTAAACAAGGGAGTTTTAACAGTGGCGGCTTCAACCCCAACACCATCACCAGAGTAAACTTTTTGACCATTTAAAAAATAGTCCATGTCTTCAAATATATAGTCACTGCCTATGGCAGAGTTAATGCTAGCTACTAAAGTTTGTCCAAAATCACCACGCGCAGCTATCATCGCAGATCCTGAAATTATATTATATAAAATATTTGAAGTAGATTTCGCAGGGACAGTGTTGTGAAAAAATACTCTATTAATATCAATTATGTCTGCTTCTGTTCCTTTCACAAAATAATCACCAGTATTAATTTGATAGGATATTTCATTTGCAGCTTGTCCAGTTATAGGGACTTCTTGTAAAAGAGTTTGTGAGTTCAGGCTTAATTGCAATCTTTTGTCACCCGTAGAATTTGCCCTATCATAATAAAATAAACCAGCGCTACCAACAGCTTCTCTGTTTAGCTCTAAAAAATTATCTGTGTGGAAAAAATCAGAGGAACATCCTGATAAACTACTCTCTCCAGTAAAAATTACAGAATCATATATCATGGCCTACCTCCTAAGTAATAAATATAGTCTTTTTTAAACTTTTCAGAATTTACACCGAGAACTATTCCAGAGCTACTAATCGCAGGTGTATTTACTATGGTTTCATACAAAGGTTCTTGCAAAACCCCGCTAACCCTACTTAAAGCACCCACCTGCATTTTTGAACCAAATAGCTTTACAGCTATGCTCTCCGACCCAGATATTCCTCTATGCTCTGAAAATTCTTGAACTGCTCCATCTACATCTCTTAATCCTAAAGTTGCAAATGCATCGTCTCCAGTAGGTAGATATTGAAGTGTTCCATCTGGTTTCAAATATCCCACCTCTTCTTTTACAAATGTCTTAATACCACTAGCTGATAAATTGTTATCAAAAGATCTATATATAAAATACCTATCTCCTTCTCCAGTGTTTACACTGCTGGAGTTAAAGAAGTTTCCTGTTAACATATCTCTACCCGTAGCAAAATCAATGTCTCCTGTTATTTCATATCTATATCCTGTTATGCCAGTTTGATATACTGTTGTTTGGCTATATCCAGTTATTCTCTTTTCTGTCTGCTCAGATGTAGATGACTCAGAGTAATCTCCTATCATTCCACTACCCAAAGCAAACATTGCTGATGGTGACGCATATCCAGAAACTAAAGCAAAAGAATTCAAACTAACATTTGATGCTCCAGATTTAAAATATTGCGCCTGATCAACTTCAAGTGTGCCATTATTAGATGGCCTTTCTATAGGCGACCCACCTAGATAAAATCCTGTATTACTTGAGATAGCGGAGGTGTCTACAAAGAACTCATCTTTTTGTATTTTGTTATTTAAGTAATCATACCTACACATTGAAAGCTGATTTGATCCAATAGAAAAAGATACCAAGTTTCTCTTAGATAACTCTAAAGAACTAGATGTATATATAAAATCACCCTGCTGATTAAATCCTTGATAAAAAAGCTTGCCTCTATCTGTTACTCCAAAATTATAACCTTTTGCTCCAGTTATAACATTTCCATTTATGGAAGTTGATGTTTTTTCTAATGATCCAAATAAAACACAGTTTTCTACGTTTGTATTAAAATCAAAATCAATAATAACAGATTGATTTGAATACGGCAAATTACTTGTTCCTGTTACTTTTATATTAGAACCAGTTAAATTTGCGCTATCTTCTTTTAATATAGTTCCAGTTGCAAATTTTTTAGATGAAGCTGGCGTTGATCCAAAAGCAATAAATATACCACTATATAATCCAGTATCTTTTGATGGCTCAGAATTTTCTATAACACTAAAATTTAATGTGCTTATCTGCCTGTTTCCCAAGTGTCTTCCACTCATTCCAGAAAATTCATAATGAATCAAGAGTCTTTCACTGCCTCCGAAAGACTCCTGCATTGCATATTGTATACCTGACTGACTCATATTAATAATATCTACTTGTGTTAAATGATATAGTATCATCATTTAGAGTGCTGCTTTCACTAAAGGTAAATATCCCCGTCAGATGACCGCTTATTACTTCTTTCAACTTATCTAAATTGCCAGTATCACCTTCACAATTTGCGGATACTTGAAATTCACCAGCTGTCCTATTGTTTATTTTTTGTTTAGCGAAACCACCTAAACTTGGAACAATCCCGCTTAACTCAAGTGGTTTTTTGTCAGTTATAGAAACTTTAAGTCCAGATAATGTTCCAGAAGACAAATCAACTCTATTGTCAAACTGAACTTCATATGTTATAGAGCTTTGGCTAGGTTTTTTATTTATACTTCTAGATAAAGGCTCTGGATTAATATAGTCTCCACTAATGTGATATCCAGTAGCATCTCCAGTAAAGTCTTGTAAAGCCTCTACTGCTAAATTTAAAAATCCAGAACCCACAGATAACCCACTAAATTGTTCGTCTACTTGTAAAAATCTACTACCAGTAGCTGGATCACCAGTTCCTAATACATCAAAAGGAGAATTGTATATAAATTCACCATTTACTGTTACATTTACTTTTGAGCTATCTTTGCTCGCTGAAACAGAAGAAGATCTCTTATGTAATACGTTCCCAACTTGATCAATATTTTCTGGATCAGAAAAAACATAATTAAAATCAACTTTATTCGCTCCGCTGTCTATTGTAAAAGATGCTGTTTTAGGTCCTCTCTCTATAAAGGTATAAGCACCACTTTCATAATTTGATAAAGATGAAGCTACAGAATTTATCGCTAATTCTGTTGCTTGAGTTGCTGTGAAAGCCCCTGTATCTATTAACCCATCGTTTTTGACAGCTCCCATGTTCCCCTGAACACTCGCTGTAACATTAACAGTTATACCATTTTCTTTCTCAAATGCTATTTGAGTATTTGAAGTTAAAATACCCTCTGCACCACTTCTAGTGTTGTATTTATATACTTCTGATATCTCATATGAGCTTTGAGCCTTATCTATATTCTCTGATCTAGAAGTTAAATAACCTGTTTGCCCAGTCAAAAATAAAGATAAATTTTGATATCCTCCAATTCTTGAGTTTACAAAATTTCTAGCATTCAAAAGGGCATCATTTCCATCTACCTTCAATCCTTTTGCTGACACCCTATGAGAAGCTTCAACTACATTTCCATCAGACTCACTGAATGACCAAGTATCAATTGGGTCTGATATTCCAAAAAACTCAGAAAATGTTCCAGAACTATATGATTGAAAATTAACAGAATAAGGTAATACGGTTGTTAAGTCTGAATCTGAAAAAGAAATTGATTGAGGTTTTGATTTTAAAAAAACTTTATCTTCTACTGAGTTTGATATTGTTAATGTTTCAAAAGTTGATAAAAGACCACTAATCATTTGCATTTTTTGCAAATCTAATGCTTTTAAATCTTCACCAGTTAAATTTCCAACTAATTCTATCGAGTCAACAAAGTTGTCTACTTTTCCTTTGGCATAGACAGGCTCTACTCCCTGACCAACAAATGGAATTGGCTTTGGGAAACTATAAGATCCATATGTAATTGATTCAGACATTATGCATCTAAAAATAAATAATTTATAGTTCTAGTAGCAGAACCCTCTCCTAAATTAACCGAAAAAACATCTGAAGTTATATGAATAATGTTTTCATCTACTAATTCATTTAAAGATGATGTTTTTGATTCTAATATTTCTTTCGCTCTATTTATTCCAGCAGTTTGACTAACAACTGCATCTGCCCTAACGGTCGCTTTTCCTACAGTTTTTAAATTACTCTGGACTATTTGATCTTCAAGAGTTTCCAAAGCAAGGAATTTATCTATTCTTTTTATTTGGTGATTTTTAGTTAAAGTCTTTTTTAATTTCAGCAAGCCATCATCTGTAGAATTATATGAATCATCAGTAGTAAATACAACTGACTCATTTATTTTCCCATCTGATTTTAAAAAACTAGTTTGTCTGCTTTTTTCAAAATATGGAACTGTAGGGTGGAATAGTCTTTGTATCTTATCTATGTAGGTAGTATTTTCATTTATCCAAGACTGCCTAGAGTTTTTAAATTTTTCCAAAATATTTTTTCCATTAGAATTATATTCTACACTTAAAGTAAACTCATTAAATTTTCCTTTCTTTACTTTTTGACCAGAATAATCAATAATATCTGATTGAGATTTTCTTGGGTCAGTAGAAAATGAAATGCTTAAATTAGCTTTGGTGTTATCTCTAGAGATACCTTTTGTTATAGAAAACGGAGTTCCAAATTCAGCTTCTTCTTCTGATATTTTTAGATCAATGATTGCAGATATGGCTTTAGATAAAATATTTTCAGAATCTAATCTAAGAGCTGTTAAATCTATATTAAATATTTTTGTTAAAAATCCTTTATCATCAATTTGCAAATTTACAGTTTCTTTTTTTCCTACATTTAGAGTCTGATTAATAAAGGAAGTGTCTATTTTCTCAGATAAAGAAACACTTAAATTAATAAGATCATAAGTTTCTGTAATTATTCCTCTAAAGTCTTTATCTATTGTTGCATTTTCTGATATACCATCTTGCTGAAATCCAAAGTTTGGTCTATTAGCAAAATAATAATTAGTTAAAAATGTTTTAGCATTATTTAAAAATTGATCTCCAGCCTCTTGTTTATATTGTATACTAATATTTCTATTGGAGCTGTAATCTGGCCCACTCCTAGAAAAATCATACGATTCAGAAAAGTTTTCTAAAGCATGTGGGTTTGGTATGAATTTAGCGAATTGAGTCCCTGCATATCCATCTAACCTTCTAGATTCTTCTATAGAAATATTAACATTCTCTGATCCGACTAAAGATCCTGCCTCAAAATTGTAAGATGTTATTCTCCCATTTAAATATTCATCTGCTCCTATTCTGGCTGTTATGTTTTGTCTGTTGTAAACACTTGAAATAGCGTCTCTTCCTTTTAATAATGTCGTATCATTTTTTACTACATTAATGTCAGATATATTAATTACATAATTACCTACTACATTATAAGAAAACAATTCCTCTGTATTTAAATAATTGTAACTTATCTCAACAGATGAGGATAATACATTTGTTACTATTAGTGAGGACATTTTTATTTATGATATTATTCTTTCTCAACTAAAGCCATTCTAGCTTCAAGGTCAGATATTTTACCTTCTATGTTATTTATCATAGTCTCTTGTCTACCTACAAATTGTTGCTGTGTATCAATTAATGTATTAGTATCTTTTATAGTATCTGTGATATTTGTGCTAAAGTTTTTAAATGTAGCTAAACCTTTTGATGCAGTTTGTAATTCTTTTGTTAATTCTAATACAATTGTAGTAACATTACCTGCGTCTTCATCTCCCTTGAACATTTTATTTAGATTTGCAAAATTGCTTTTCGCCTCTCTCATCTCTGCACCCAAATTCTTCTGTGCTTCTTCTAACTGATCTATAGACTCTGTATCTCTTCCCGATTGAAGATTTTGCAATTCAGTAATAGCGCCTCCACCAGCTTGACTTCCAATTATATCTCTTGAAGATTGTGTCCCTATTAACGACCTCTCTATAGTTTGGTCTATTCCCTGTAAAACTTCTGCCAACCCTTCATCTAGAACCCTTAAACCATCTAATACGTTTACTTTATCAAAACCTCCTTCAGCTAGTGCAGCTTTAACTTTTTCTAGTTCTCTAGCTATGCCAAGCGCCTCTTCTTCTGTGAAATCTTCTGAACCTCTCGCCTTTCTTTTGTTTTCTGCGCCACCAATAGCTGAACGTAGTGCTTCAACAGATGGCATTATGTTAGATATGTTTGTCCCTCTTTCTCCTTTCGCAATAGCACTGATTTCAGATAGTGTTCCCTTAGTATTACCAGTTCTTATTTCGGCGATTCTTTTTCTATTCTTCTCCATTTCATCACTGGCCTTAACAACTCTGTTAGCGAAGTTCACCGCCGCATTTTCAACTTTTGCTTTTAAGTTGTCACCAGCTTTATTTATATCTTGTTGAAGTTTTTCTAATTCACCCTCATCTGCGCCCCTCCTTTCTGCTCTATCGAATTCAAGTTGAGCATCAGCTCTGGCTTGTTTAGCCACGTTTACGTCTGCTAACATTGCCTTTTGCTCAGAAGCTGCTCTAACAGCATCTCCCATAGGCCCAGTTGCAAAATCTCCCAACTGGGACCTCATTGTTGCTTTAGACAATTGATCTGCTGTAATTTGAACCATATCTTTTCTACCATTAGCCAAATCACTTGTTGCCCTTTGTAATTCTAAATTTGCTCTAAATATTTGTTCCTTAAGAGGGTTTACTCTTGCATTATACTTTCTTTCAGCTTCTGCACTGCTAAACATTTCTCCTGATGCAGCCTTAGCTGCGTCTATTAAAGCTTTTTGTGCATCTTTTATTTTTTTAAGACCTACTGTTTCTCCTTTAGCCTGTGCATCAATTTGATCTGCCCTATTTTGCAAAGCTTTATTATATCTATCTAATAAACCTTGAGCTTGCTCATTTCCTTCGGCAGCAGCTACTTTATTTAAATTCTCTACAACTGATCTATTGAAATCACCCACCGACATCCCAAGGCTTCCTTCTTCTCTAGCTTTTGTCTTACTTTCTATTTTTCTATTATCGACTTCTATGTCTGCCATGTCAGCAGAACCTTGAAAGACTTTATCTCCAGCAAAGGCACCAATAGCTCCACCTATCAAAGCTCCAACAATAGGTATAGGAATAGCAGCCTGACCTATAAGTGCGCCAGCTGCTGCCCCGCCCATAGTCGTTGCTGATTCCTTAATTCTACCGCTCTTTTGTTTGCCCTCTAAATCTTTGTCAAGCAATGTGCTCCCTATTTGAAAAGCTCCAACACCTAGAGTTCCAGCAACTCCCAGTCTTCCAGCTAGCTTGCCTCCTCCTTGCATTAAAAGTTTGTTCCGTGCGGCTTTCCCCCCGATGCCCTTTTTGCCACTCATAGCACCCGCTCTCTTGGCAGCGCTTAATTTTTTTAGATTTCCTTTACCAGCAATCAAATTCCCTGCAAAACCTCCCACTTTTCCTCCAGTAAGCATATTTAAAGTAGCAAATGCTGATAAAGCAATAAATGCCTTATTAGCACCATCAGCTAATTTAACTATAGCGTCTGCTCCCCTTTTTTCTTGCTCTGTTTTACGCTCTATTGATTTTATATTATTTTGCAATGCACTAAAGCTAGTCTTGTCAATCGCAGCTCTTTCTTTTAGTGATTGTATTCTTGATTCAGATTCGTCCTGAATCACATTGTCACTTTGCTCAACACTCGAAGTAAAAGTATTTAACGCTCCCTGTAATAAACCAATCCCCATAAAAAGTCCAATTCCAGCTCCACCTCCACTTCCAGACCCACTCCCGCTTTTACTTGTAGCGCCTTTAGCAAACTTCGGCATAAATCCTCCAGCAAAACCTTTTTTACCTGCTGTAAGTCTCCTCCTTGGTTGTATAGTAAATTTTTTATCATTAGCTAATTTTTTAGCAAAGCTAGCTACACTATTAGCTCCAGCGTTTTCTTTATAATCAAATATGTTTGCCGATTTAGGCGTGACCCCAAAAAGTTTTACTGTATCTGCTCTTTTTTCAGCAGAAACTCTTTTTATATCAAAATCTCCACCATCTACTTTTCTTGCTGGACTTATGCCAAGACCAACATTAACAGCAGCTTCAAAAGCAGCACCAACAGCCCCTCTTAACGCGCCCTTCCCCCCTCCTTGCCTTTGCAGCATTCTTCTTATTTCAGAAGGTTTTGGCTTGCCCAAAAGAGGACGCAATAATCCTGCATAATTTGCTGCACTTTTACTTATGCTATCTGTTACGTTTTTTCTTAATCTTTCATCTTGAGGATCAGCTGCTTGATCAACAGCTTTAGGAACTTTTGGCCCAAATACACCTAATTTTTTACCATACTCAAAGCCCATTGGCTTCCCCCTAAATTTAAATCTTCCGCGAGTTCCAGCAGGTATGCTTCCACTAAATCCAATGCTTGGCACAAGCATCGCAGAGTTTTGTGGGTTAACTACAGCCACATCTTCCATGTCTTGTCCTTTAAGAGATCTTTGTCTTCTTAAAGCAGCAGCTTTCGCATCTCTATCCGACTGTGCAGAACCTCTTCCTATGCCAGCGAATTTTTTAGTGCCCATAAAACCCTTCAAGGCAGAGCCGCTCATTTGACTAATTTGAGCAGGATTTTTTCCTAACATTCCCCCTATAGCATATCTAGGCAAATTTCCTCCTGCATACATAGGTATAACGGCAGAGTTCCCACCAGCAAAGTTGGGTATCTCCATCTCTGCGTTATTCATAACGAATCTTTGCCCGTTTATTCTGCCTTTTCCAAAATGAGCCTGAACATTAGGTGGCGCTCCAAGCATCCTAGCCGTTGCTTCTTCTTCTAAAAATCCTGTTGCAAAAGCCCTGCCTCTTCTACCTCTAGTAAAAACACCTGAAGCAGATACTCCACTAACCCCTCTTGAAGCAGCAGCTGCGGCCAAAGATCGCATTAAAGTAGCTTGAGTTTGCAGAAGAGCATTTTCTCTCTGTATAGCTTGTATAACAGCTTGTTCTTTTTGAGCTTGACTGGCTGTCGTGCTTGCGATCTGCTTCCTTAAGTTTCCATCTCTTTGCAAAAGCCCAACTATTCCAGTTTCAATATTTTTTATTCTTTCGCTTTGTGTTCCTATAGTGAACAAAGATTTAAGGCCATCTCCAGCAAACTTAGCTACTAATTTAAATATTTTAATAAAAGCTCCAGTAAATATAACAATAGCAGGACCACTTAAAAATGATCCTATAGTTTTAAATAAACCTTTTACAAATACATTTCCCTTCTCTGGATCTAGAGCAGAGTCTAAGGCTTCTGTGATCTTGCTGGCTATGCCGACTAAACCCTCAACAACAGGACCGAATGTTATGCTACCTATTTTTTCAGATAAGCTAGTAAGCCCTTGAACTAATGAATTTATTTGAGCCGAAATTGTTTTGTTTAGTGCCGCATTTTTTTCAAAAGCTTCATTCGTTGCATTTGCAGCAGTTTGAGCCGCACCTTTAAATATAGAGGTCTCACTACTTAAATCTTTTAAGGCAGCACTGACTACGTTAATTTGAAAAACCCCACCAGCTAGCTCTTTTATTTTAGATACAACAGTTGGATCTGATATTCCCTCTATGGCTTTTGAAAGAGCATTTAGCTTTTGAATTCCTGTCTGACTAGCATCAATCGCAACTCCTAATTCTTTTAATTCTTCAATTGTTGTTCCGCGCTGTAATCTTGTAAAAATTGATTTAAATGCGTTACCAATAACAGCACCACCTCTGGCCGTCTTCTGTTCAACAGCTGTAACAAGACCAAGCAATTGGTCAAAACTTACTCCCGCATCCTCTGCCGTAGATCCAGCCCGACTAAATGCCTCTGCCAAATCTTGAGCAGAGACAGCAAATGCTGTATCAACAGCAACTAATTTATTTACAATTTGATTAGCACTCAGTCCAGCGGAAGCAAATCCATTGATGGCAGCAGTTAAAGCTTTAACAGATTTTTCTGCATCTAATCCAGATATTCTTGTTAATACCAAAGACGCTTTTAATCTTTTAGCTGTTTCCTCTGCACTTAAACCCTGCCTAGCTAATTCAGCAGCACCATCAGCTACAGTCCCAAAAGCTTGACCAGTTTCCTTGGCTACTGCAAAAATAGAGTTTCTAAATTTGTTAAACTGAACATCAGTTGCTTGGAATATAGAGTTTATCTCTACCAGCTTTTTTTCTACCTCAATAGTGGTCGAAACTAATTTTTTAAATGATTGGGTGACACTGTTCAGAACAGCGGTTGTTGCTCCGAAAGCAAAAACACGCGCAGTAGAGGCGTCTAGAGATTTTTGAAACTCAGAAGCCTGTCCTGTAATTCTTCCTAGAGCTTGCTGAACCTGCTTTGTAGAGGCGTTTAAACTCTGTGGATTAAGACTTACATTTAAAGAAGCATTTAAACTAGTGGGCATATAGTGTATTTTACACCTATCAGCTTAAAAAGTCCTCTGCTTTCAGTTCGCCACCCCTAGCTTTTGCTTTTGCTTTTAAATCACTTACTCCATGACTAACTTTTGCATCATTATGCTCTTTTTCCTCATAATCAATCATTTTTACAGGGTCTCCATATATTTCATCTGGAATCCTAGTATTTTTCATCTTTTGAAATAATGCGTTGCTCAATATTAATAAATTTTTTTGAAAAGATGTAATTGTTGAAAAATTCTTACCTATCATTTTCATGCCCCCACTTTTTTCAGCAACAAATAAATCAAAAAACCCCCCGTGATAAGATGCATTTAGTATGCATTCTTTACTATTGAGTTCGTTGTATTTTTTAAACAATTGTATTGTAATCAAAACCTCATGATCTTCATCATATTCTTTTTTAGTCAAAGACTCGTTAGAATAAACAGAAGAATCAACCATTCTTTTTATTTTTTTTACTTCTGCTGCATGTTCCGCACTATATGAAGTTATTTTAGACCTATCTTCTTTTATGCTCTTGAGTTCATCTTCTTGATTTTTAATCTGCTGCAAAAAGAACTTTTTCTGATTTACATCTTGTATTTTAGATAAAGCACTATTGGATTTTTTTAAAGTCCAACTCAAAGACTTTAATTTCTCTTCTTTGTTTATTGACCAAAATCCTTTTTTTATAGCATGGTCAATTAATTCTTTCTCTGATTTAATTCCAGAATTAATAGATTTTTTTATATCTATCTCAGAAAGATACTCTAATTCAAGCATCCTAACAACTGTAAAATGCTCAAAATAATAGTTTTTATCTTTACATTCTAGGATGCTTTTTCCTTCTATTATTTCAAATAGATTTCTTGAGTGACTAAGATCATTGGCCTTCATCTAAAGACTTTTCGTTATCTACATCAAATAAATCTTTCATAGCTTTATCAATAGATTCCTGATCAGTCCCTAGTTTATTATAGTATATGCTAGCGACCTTAATTAATGTATCAAAACAGTCTTCATACAATTTTTGAGACCTAACAAAAATTGCATCTTCAAGCTGATCGTCAGAAGGGTCTTGCAGACTTATCATATACCTTCTTTTTTGCTCGTAGGAGTCTCCTTCAAATATAGGGAATAATTCTTTTTTTTCATTCAAGGTTTGCTCAAAAAAAGAAAAGTTAAGAACAATCCACTCTATTACTTTAACTTCTGCTTTTGCATCTGCTGTTTGACTAAACTGTGCCCTCATGTTAGTCTCATAATCATGTATAGCAGTCTTTGTAGCAGCGAATATTGCTTTTGCCTCTTTTAGTTGCTCTTCTTGTGCTTCGGTTAAATCTTTAGCTCCTGCAAAAAACTCTATGGTTCTAGAAGCCTCGATATTATCCATAACAGTTTGTTCCATGCCCTCTTGTGTTGTTTTTGAAGTGATACCTCCTATATCACCCATTTTTTTAGACAACATTGCTTTTGTTAAAAAACCAGCATTTATAAATTCATTGAATTTTTGACCGTAGAAAAATTCAGCATCTTCTAAATCCATGATGGAAGGCTTTAAAAAAACAATCTTGTTTTTAAGGGTTTCCTTAACTATTTTGGTTGTTTCTACTGAACCTTTTTTAGTTTTTTTTATATGAGGAACCTCTTTTTCTATAGTCCTTTCGGAGTCGAATGAATACAATTCTTTCATTTATATATTATATAAATAAAAGCATAAATGTCAACTTATAGAGCCACTAGCGTTTAGAGATAAAATTGAGTTCCCATGCTTTGTAAAAGAAATGTGGCTTATCTTATTATGATCTAAGTCTATACCAGTGGTATCGAGACTATTTGCGATGAGTATTTTATCTGAATAGTAAGAGAATGTTTTATTTGTAAAATCATGATGGATCTCTAAATTGAATGGTTCTCCACTTCTATAGCCACCAAAAAAATTTCCACTTTGATCAAATAAATAACCCTCTTTACCAGAAAAAGATATTAAATTAGATGTTTTTAAAGTAGAGCTGTCCAGACCAGTGCTCAATATACTAAATTCAAAACCACTCTCAGGTGAATCCACAGTCAAATCAATATTGTAGATACAGTTTTCATATTCTGGCAGATTTCCAGTTGTAATCATGTTATTATCGGGAAATAGTAAGAAAAACTAACTACTGTATTATCGTCTAAAGATGTTGATTCATCAACTGATTCTAAACAGCAGCCGCTTGTAACGAAGTCTATGACAGATTCATCATCTGTATTTTTCAAATCAATTGTGATTACCCCGCTTTCACAAATTAAACTAGAGATATCCACACCTGTAACTTTATTCTTTACCACATCAAAATTTAAACTTCCTTGAGCTGGCATAATAGGATATCTAAATCTAGGAGTTCTTGTTCCCATTCTTGTGACAGGTTCTCTTTCTATAGAGGTCGAAATGCTAAAGCTCTGTATATTTAAACTAGATGAAGAAATTCCTTCTTTTCCATTTGTAGATGTCGTTATTTCTATATCTTCAGGTCTAAAAAAACCATCAAAGTCATCTGTCGATTGATCATCTTGTGTTAAAGCGCCAGCGTCTGTAAAGGATGCTGCATCACCCTCATATGTAGTTGAACCTCTAACTAAATCTCCAACTGATCCATTTATTTCATAAGAAGTTAATGAAGCTTTAGGTATTGTTGTTACTCCAACATTATCTTTTATTTTAAATTCAAAAAAACCTGTAGATAAAAAACCTGAATCTTGATTTTGATAGGAATATGTTGGGTCAATACCAGTAGCTCCAGTTGATACAATTAAATCATAACTTAATGTAGTTGATTGATTAGAAGTAAGAACTCTATCTACAATATGAGCAGCTCCCAGTCTAGGTATATCAACTAAAGATTTATTAGTAGAAATATTAGCTGATGAAATTGCGGGTATTCGCTGATCATTTACGAAAAGCTGAATATCACTGGAATGAACCCTATCTGCCATACTTTACTTTACACAAAAAAGCCCCGCATTTCTGCGAGGCTTTTTGTGAGATACATTAGATTCAATACTAGCTGCCATCGGCAGAAGAGTATTGACCCTTGCTAGGATCATCAGCAGCTTGATTTTTGACATAGTAATATCCTCTTTCGAAGTTCTTACCTCCAAAGCTACCTCCTGCTGTTGTGCCATAATGATCAGGAAGAGTAGTAGCTCCCCCATTGGTGCAAGCACCTGAATAAAAGAATCCTTGATCAGTTTGGTTATCTCCACCAATTTGAGTAGAGAAGGTAAGTTCAATAGTTTCATTATCATCAAGACCTTGAGCGAATCCTTGTGAATCCATAACAGCTTTTTGCATAATATACCTATGCTTATCAGCTCCATCTTCGCCTTTGACATTTAATGTAATATTGGTTGTCTCGTTTCCAGCAGCACCTGTCAAAATTTTATCAACTTGTCCTTCACTGAAATTTTTCAGTAATGCGCTAACTGACATTGTAACATTGATTGGAAAGTCCAGAGGCTTGGCTACAGCTTTAGCAGAACCAAGAGCTTCAATTGGAGTCCTTGAAAGAGGGACTTCGATAGAAGCACTTTGAACATGCATGTCGCCTAAATCAGTTCCACCAAAAGTAAACTCTTCATCACTGAAGCTAAGAGTCACATCTTCTGGACGAAGAACTAAAACATTCATATTACCAGTGCTGGGGACACCAAGCAAAAGCTGACCAGTATCAGCCCTACCACCACCTTTATTTAAGGATGGGTTGTAAATTCCAGAGTTTCCAGTTTGAAAGGCGATGTTTTCAGCTGTTCCTTCAATATCAACTCTTGGGATTTCTCCAACAGCAAAATTGACCGTATAACTCTCAAAGTTGCAGTTTCCTAAAGCAACAACGTCTTGAGAACGCATTTCCGCAGTTGTGAATACTCCAGTAGGATCATTAATAAAAGATCCATTACAAACACCTTCATTACCCAGAGGCCCACTCTGGGTGGTTCCTGCTGTCGCAAAGGCGTCTTTTCCTTCTGCGTTTGTCAGAACAAACAAATTCTTTTCTCTTTTGTCTGGATCTTCCGCAAGAATACCAGAAATAAACTGATCTGCTAAGACATTCGCTCCTGCAATTCCCTCTGTATTGAACCCTAAATTGAATTCATTTTCCCCATCACCTAAGAAATAGCCAAGTGAAAAAGAAGGATTTAAATCACCAAGCGTGATTGTTCCGATTCGTGCTAACTGACCAAATTCTCTTATATCTTGCCGTCCACCAGCAATATCAATATCAAAAGAAAAATTGTCTACACGATGAAGTTGAGGCGGTTTAACTCCCGATTGAGCTTGGAGGCCCGCAGGTAAGTCACCAATTAGGCCAGTGTTTGAGACATATACCGCTTTGCTTTGAGAGATTACTCTCGTTCTAGATTGATTAGAAGCCATATTAATTTATGTTTAAAGTGAAATGTTTACACTTTCTTACACAAATTTAAAGTCTAGGGAAACGATAAGTGCATAATTCAAAGTCTAAATATCCTATTGAAATGTTCTTATTTAGATTTTCTCTAATTCTTTCTGATACTATTTTTGAAGCATCAACTCTTTTAATATGAGATTTTGTTGGGCTTGCCTGATTTGAAACCAAAGTGTCATAACTGTAAGGATAGTCTTTTATAGAAAAAGAAAATCCATATGGAAAACTCTCATAGGGGATATGGGTCATATCTTCCCTAACCGTATCTCTAAATAATGACAAAACTGAATCTAGAGTATAATTATCGAAAGATAAAACCATTACTCTAACCATTGTTCTAGTATCTTCCTCTCCTCCAAAAGAAAATTCAGTATTATCTGAAGATGCTAAAGATATAAAACAAGCAGGTAAAAAATACGTTGTTTCATCATATTCACTTGTTTTACCATATTGATATGGCAAAGCTGTAGCACTATCTTTAAAATCAGAGTGAATTATGATTTGTGCATCAGTGTCATTTGTTATGTAAGTATTAACTTCTTTTACAGTAGAATTAGCTGTTAAAGGATTGCTTGCAATATCAACACCTGATTCTTGTGGGAATATTAATCTTCCGTTTTCATAATCCGTCAAGACTCCTCCATTAGAATCAGAGTCTCCTGTAATAAAATGGTCGCCTAGAAAAAATCCAGAATTTGGGTTATCGACATTATATTCACCAACTAAAGATCTATATTTACCCTGAAACGCAATATGACTTGATGGTATGTCAGGAAACGAACCAGAAGTAAAAGCATTATCTAAATTAATCTCATAGGCTTTTGACCTATCATTTAGTAGTTTGTTTTCAAACCATAGATAAAAGCTTGATAAAATATTTTGATCAAATTGTGATTTCATCTATCCAACTTTAGCAATTTAGTTTTAAACTCTTTTAATAATTTATTAATATATGGAGTTCTAGTAAAAGTTACACCAGAAGACCTACTTTTGACTTGTATACCTGTTCCAGCTCTTGATTGACCGAAACCAGTAGAACTAAATAAGTATTGTCCTAAGTTTGTCAATCCCCCATCCTCAACACTTTTAACCCAACTTTTTCCTGTCATCCAAGGAATTGGAGTTAATCCATATATCTCTTCAATACTCGGAATAAAAAAAGTTACCACATATAGACCAGCATTGTTTCTCCTTCTGACTTTAAATCTTATTTTTTGATTAAATATTTCAGATATAACATTAGTTGGATCATCACTTGAGGAAAACCCTATGAAAGAAAAAAGGTTTCCATACCCACCCAAAGTTCCACTAGTATTGCTTGCTCTTGGCCCAGCGTTTAGCTCTACTGTTATAGGATGGGCTTTAAATTGCTGAACTAATTCTTTTTGTCTTTGTTCTATTTTAGGCTCTATGACTCCTCTAATAGCCATAGCCATGCTTCTACTATTCGGTGAATCAACAGTTAATTCTCTGAGAAGCTCTTTGGCATTAATTGTTACTACTGGTCTTGATACAGATATAAAATTTTTTTTAGCCATTAGTTCTCACGTTTTAAAAATATAGAATAAAACTGAGCATCAAATGGGCCTATAACTTTAGCATCTCCATCAACAATAAATAATTCTTCATCAACCTCTATTCTAGAACAAATTTTTATCTTTTCGTATGCGTCAGATTTTACTTTGATCCTTATTTGACCTTCTGACCCAATAAGATTCATTTGACCATTTCCATCAATAATATCCTCTTTTTGCTCATTTTTATAAAAAATACGAGCACTAAAAGAATGTCTTGTTAATGTTTCCTCTGAGGAAATCTTAGATACATTTTTATTTCTTCCGTAAAGTGGATTGAAATTTAACTCAGCTGGAACGCTACTAGCCTCCTTTACATAAACATATATTGTTCTTGCAAAAGTATCATGAACATCATTCAATGCTGCATTTATAGCTGTCTTTTCAGCATCTGTTAATAATGAAGCCATTTTATGTGAGCTTTCCTGACAAGGTAAATGTTCCGTCAATACCTGCTACTTGAACGGGGGAAGATTTTTGATAGTTATATTGAAATACAAGGCTATCTAATCTTTTCGAGGTTTCCTCAGATAACTCTCTATATGTCTTAGCAACAGAATTTTTATTTTGCCTTTGGATTGTAGTATCACCTTCTTTCAAGGTAACCCAGTCCACAGAATCAGAGTAAGTAAAAGATCTTAAAGATTCTCTAGCTGATTTTTGATAATACCACAGCTCATAAAGGGTAGTAAAAATATTCTTCTCTATAGGAGCCATGCCTGAATCTGTTCCCTCTAGAACTATAGCTCCAGTGCTATTTACCTGAAAATGTTCATGAGTTAATCCATTTAGCTCACCAATATTTGTTTCCAACCATCCTGATACAAAACCTATATTATAGTTTCCAGTATCATTAGGAAAATCAAATGTTACTATTTCATCAGCTAAACTACCCAAGTCATTCATTATTTAAAAACCTTCTTTAAATAACTTTACAGTAGATTCGTAATCTGGGGAACTTGGATCTAAAATTGGTTTAGCAGAACCCTGAACAGTGACGTTGTGTTTTTGCACATAAAAGTCAAAAGATTTCATTAAAGACTTCCTAAGTAGGTGCATATTCCTTTCTCTTGGAATACCTACTCTTGCAGCCAAATCTGTGAGATCTGAAGCCGCCATGCTCTCAAGCTTTGTCTTAAATATATCTCTATGTAATGTTCCATATGGGTTCATTCTAGGCATCCCCAAAAGATCTTCCAGCTCTTTAACTTTCTCAATTTCTTTCTCTTTTTTACTGCGATCCTTGCCATCAGTAACATCAAATTCTTCTAAATGCTTTTTTTCAACACCCTTTGATACTGGCATTTCAGGAGTTGCTTTTTTCTTTGATGGTTTCTTCTTACTCATATTAGATAATATGTAAAAGTGTTAAAATATCAATAAAAAAGAGCCGCCCCTTTCGAGGCGGCTCTCTTTATGAGTAGCGTAAGCTGATTACACAGCCAAGCCAACCAGAGCCTTATTGTTGATACAAATACGACCCTCTTCGACTTTACCGTAGTAACCAATCTTGTTCTGACGAACAGAGAACTGATCATCGACAAGAACTTGCAGCTCAGAAGGCGATCCCTCGCCAACAACCACAGGACGGATAAGAGCTTCCTTAGCGCGATCAACACCGATGAGAATCTCATCAGCTGCTTGCGAGAAGGTTCCGCCGCCACCACCAGCGACTGTAGCTCCCTCAGAAGTAACAACTGCTGCGAACAGCTTGTTGAACCTCTGGTTAACTCCCATTTCATTAACCTCAGTGATGTTAATTCCATAGAAGCTTGGAAGACCAGCTGCGCTGAAAAGCTCTTGACGAAGAGCCTCTGGTGCCATCTGCCCATCAGCAGGAGTTCCACCCGCAGGGGCAGCAGCCGTGTTGATTGGGTTGTAAGCCATTGCACGAAGCTCCTCAGTCATTTCTGGAGAGACCAGAAGGTCAGTAATTCCAGACTTGATGCCACCAACAGGGGTGCCACCGCTGAACGAGCTATTCATGCGCTTACTAAGCGTGATTAAGTTATTGAAGTCTGCAAGGACAAAACGATTCTCCGTGTCAGAAGCGATAATGCTTCCACCAGCGGTAGATCCAGTTCCAGTTCCCTTGACCAGAGCGGTCGCAAGGACGTTGAAAGCGGTAGTCGTTTGCTTAAGTAAAACTTCTTGAGCCATCCGAGTAAAGGTCTTGCTAACAACGTCAAGACGCGCCTTACGGACATACTTGCGATCAAACGCAAGAGCACTGTCCAAGTTGTAAGTCGTGAACTTAAGCTCGTTGTGAGCAGGAAACACTTGACTGTAAGGAAGGCCACCAGCAACCTGCTGAGAATACACCTCGATGTAGTCCTCATCAGTAATGTCGTGGAAAAGATCCAAAGGCAAGGATGGGTTATCATCTTCACCATAAGAAATCGTGGTATACAGATTTCCAATGGTAGGAGCGTTATTGATAACTTCAGACACTACAGGTCCAAGCAGTTCTGCAACTGCCGCCTGTGCCTCATAAGCCTCTTCACGATTATTAGATCCCATAGCTCTGATAAGAGCCAACTGATCTTCAGTTCTTTTAATTGTGATTTTCATGATCGTAAAATATTAGCAGCGTAGTTTAAGAATTGCGTAAGCACCAGCGAATGCATCAGTAGTGCCTCCTTGTGATTCCCTCAAGCCAGTGGCAATGAAGGTTCCAATAGAATGTGCGTGATGAACATGATGGTTTGCTGCTGTATCAGCAAGACCAGTGATAGTTCCGTCAACTGCTGGCATAGCATGAGAGTTGATCGCAGGAGCAACTCCGTTTGAAAGACCTTTTACGTTAATCGTAAACAGACCCCGAGTTGCCACGGGGACGGCCTCTCCAGATACAACAGCCTGAAGCTCTTCTTTTTTCTGAGGATAATACAAAAGATTCTCCCCATTTTCATCTTTGTTGCGAACATCGCGCAACATGATTCCCAACGCCTTGACGCCAGCACCTGTATCATCACATTTGGTAACCTTATAGGGAACCTCTGGATACAGCGAAAGCGCTTTAGCTTGCACGTTAAGGAAGGAATCAGAATCCCCCCGCTCAACATACTTGACAGGATCATCAGTAAGATTAGCAGCACTAATCTTAACGACAGTTCCCGCCGCGCCCGTTTCATCATCGAGAGAATAGAAGTTGATAACATCATTCTCGTCGTATTGACGAAACGGCAGTAAACGTGTAATTTCGTTAGCCATAATTTGTTTTAGTTAGTTAGTTAGTAACTTCTACAGAGAAGTTCTTCTTGAGTCTCTCGACAAAAGAAATCTGTTCGCTTGCGTCAGCATTGTTGTTGGGAATAGAGGCTTCTGCCTCCTCTGCCTCAACTTCAAGCTCTTCTTCACAACACTCTTCTTCTTCAGCTGCCTCTTCTTCGCCACCCTCTTCAGGATCACGGCTAGCTACAGCTTCATCAATGCGAGCTTTAATCTCAGCCTCTTGAGCTTCGATATTGCTTTTAAGCTTATGTGCAAAAATGACCTCAAGCTTTTCCTTATAGGAATTAAAATCTTCTTCAGAAGAACCGAGTCCTTTCACTTCAGCAGTAACCAGAGCGAGTTCTTTCTCGTTCAGGTCGTAGTCGCTGTCGATGAAGTTCATGCGATCATTAAAGAGATCAACCGCAGCTTTAGCTTCGACTTCATTCTTAAGAGCATCTAGTTCTTCTTTTGTTTCCTTAAAAGAGCTTTTAAGCTCCTCAAGCTCTGCCTCGGCATTAGCCTTGGCTTCCTGCTCAACTTTAATCTTGGAGGTCCAAGACTCGTTGTGCTGGACGAGAGTATCACGAATGCTCTCGCCCACCGATTTAGCCTCAGAGTCCTCCTTCACAGCGGAAGCAACACTCTTAGTTAACTTAGTAATAAGTTCTTCGAATTGTTCGTTATCCATATTAAAAATGTTTTTTAATTTGTCTGACTTTACATTAATATTAGCGTTTCGGGAAATTTTTTCTAATTTTTTATTATTAGATTCATCTTCCTCAACATATATACCCTTCACAGCAGCAGCAGGGTTTCTAGTTAACGCTGCTCCTAGAGGGAATGTTTTGCCTACAATTAATCTGTTAACAGGGTTACCTTTAGGGTCTACGCCCTTACCACCTAAACCCCTGATATATTGTTTTAGGTCTTCTTTTTCGGCACCCGTTGCAATGGTTGAATCTTCTAAAAACTTTGATCCAACGGCGACCTCAAATTCTTTGAATGCCAACTCCCAACTTGTCGATATGCTTTGATATGATTGATCGTCTTCTTCTGAAGCTGCAACAATCGCATCAGCAAGTTTTGGGTAAACAGATTTATAAATTAAACCTGCTGCATTCATAAAGAATGGCTCCTTCTTGTCGGCAAAGGATTCAATATCGTTATTTTTAAAGTCAAACTCTCGTTCTGAGAAGGACGCATTAATCATGTGGCCGACGATCTTATCTTTTTTATGCTCAATATTAATTGGCTTATTGATAAATCTTTTTATAGCAGCTATAGCAGTCTTTGCATCAATGCCATCGCCATTTTTGTTGAACTCATTAACTTTTGCTAAGTTAAAAACAACTGGCAATACATCAATATTCTGATCTGGATCGAAATCATCTGGAAGCAAGTTAGCTGCCGTCTCTTGAATATTACCTTGAGACAGGCCAAATGATTCAAACTCCTCGTCTTTTATCTTTCTTACCGAGGCTTCAAATTGGCAAATTTTAAAATCATCCAATGACATACTTTTTCTTACACAGAAATTTGAGTTGAATGATATAAAATTGCAGAAGATAGATCATCTAGTTGATGTTGACACCCTAGCTCAAGAACTTTGGAGTGAACTCCAAGCTCAGTAATTTTATCTAAATCACCTACAATCTCAGCTAAAGCTGGCTCCCATTCATCTTTTTCTTTTGCTATAACAATTGATTCACAAACTTTTGTAACCATCTCTTTTTTCTGCTTGGACATTCTTTTAAGTCCAAACTTAGAAGCAAATTCTCTAAATGCTAAAAGCTCGAATTCACCTAGCATCTTGGTAGCCTCTACAATATTTTTCTTAGAGTAGGATGAGTTAGAGACTCCTATTGGCCTACCACCAGATGGCGATACAGGCTGATCTTGTTTTGGCTCTGGCGCATCATCATTTGCTTCGTTATAAAGGTTGATAGTATTAACTAAGGGCATGTAATGACCTTTTTCTCTATCATCTACAAATTTTGTTTGTGCTGCATCCATGTCCTTAGACTCTGGGAACACGCCTGTATGAACGACCTGCATACCTTGCTCTGGAGTCAACACACCAAGCTCCATGAGCCTTGTGGCGAGCTTAGAAAGGTTGTTGTCATCCATTGTGTCAGTTTTAGCAAACCTAGCTTCAGGAAAGTTTCTAAGGCCAGCAGCCTTACAAACTCTTCTTATCTCTGGATTGATAAAATCATTTAAGAACGCTCTACGAGATTCTTCTAAACGCTGAAAGAAAACTTTCATTTTAATTTGCGTATCAGAATATTTAGAGTCTCCAATAAGAACATTCTGCAAGCCCTCTTCGATATCTTTGTTAATTACAGCATACTTTTCAGGTCCAACAACCTTACGGATATCTGGAATGATAAAATCAGCTTTTGTTGTATAGTCAGATACAAGAACTCGACCCACACTTTGATTTTTAAATATTTGCTGCATTGCTGCCAAGTTCCTGTGGTTTACCCCACCCTTGTCTGGTTCGTTGCCCATAGTCACAAGCAACACAACATTTTCAATGGATCTGCTAATAGCCTGATCAATATTTTTAAGCTCTATCTTTCTGTTAAGGTCATCAAGGACAGAGTATCCAACTGGTATTGCTAAAGGCTCATAGTCTTGTTTCTTAGAGAATATTACATGAAGTAACTGTGGATCTAATTTTATTTGAATCCTAGTCATAGAATAGGAGTTCTTACCTGATTGTAGGGCCACTTGAATGTCTGGAGGCAATGACTCAAACATTTCTTGTTCATGCTCTGTCTCTGGCTTCTGTAGCCTAGAAATCTCAAATGGAGTTAAGACCTTGAAATACTCATAACCACTAAACGATACAGACCCTTTTGTAGCAATGTCGGTGGGATTAATCAGTAGGTATCTGATTGGTATTTCTTTTCTGACACTAGCCCCGTAAGCCTCTAACATTTTTTGTGAGTTCTTCAGTGGGATCTTCCCGTCCATCCTGTAAAAGAAAACATTGCCAGACCTGTAATACTCTCTAAAGTATTGTTCTTTTAAGTTGTGTATTCTGATTCTTTTGAACCAAGCATCAATAAACCTTCTTGATTTGTCATTACCGCCCTCAAGATAAATTTCAGAATCTGCGAACTCAGAGAGAAGATCTACAGTCCCTCTAAAAGATGAAATATTAAAGTAAGCTTTCTGACAAAGTTCTACCGCTTCTTTAGCATCGGCAGAATCTTTTTCATAATTAAACGGCAGGATTCCATTTTTAATATTTTCAAACTTATTCCCTAACCCATTAACTGCTACAGAGTTTGTTCTTGCTTGAGTCCTAGATGTAGGCCCATCTAATCTTGAAGCTTTGCTAGAGCTAAATATAGGCTCACCTATGAGTTCTGGGATGAATTCATCCTCTTGATTTAAAAGTCCTTCAATTGGAGATTCTTTCTTGTTGAACTTTTCCCAGTATTCTGATCTTTTGGTATATTTGCGAGCCATATCAAAGTTTACACTAAAGTTATAAAAGTAACTTTTAAACTTTTCAAATCGCAAATGGAATAAATGTTCCTTGAGGTTTTTCTTCTACCGAGGCGTTTTCTGAATCAAAAAATACTTTCGCATACCAATTGCCTAAAACCAAAGCAGAATAAGAGTCTTTTCTAGCTCTATTAGGCCCTTTCTGTCTTCTGAGATTTTGAGGCAAGTTAAATGACTGAGACCCCTGTGGGTTAGCTATGACTTCAATGTTGGCACATTCTGACTTTGTAAGTTCAACAACATACTTTTGATGGTCAAGCAGGTCTATCATCATTGCACCTTTAGAAGCTTTGGGCGCTTTTATGTCCCATTTTAATTTATCAATAGGTATATTCTTTTTTCTCTGCTCATCAAAGTGAGAGTCTATCGCTCTAGAGGCAAATAATATTCTTCTATGGTCTATCGCTGCTTGTAACATCTCATTAGCGTTTCTAATCCAGTTGGATGTAGGTTTTCTGAGTATGCAGTAATTTTTTTCTCTTACGTTATATTGATTCTTAAATGAGATAACATCTGAGTTCCAGTTTTCTGGTTTTTCTAAATCAGCCTCTATAACCCCTATCTTAACACTTTTGGATTTAAATAGTGCGCTTTCGTTACAGGAGTTTATAAACTGGACTCCTCCATTATAGTCACCGCATATACCAACAATATTAAAATGTTCTATTAGATATAGGAAATACTCCATGTGGTGCTTTAGAGAAACACCAGCTATAGCATAGCTGTGAACTAAGCAGATCTTTTGAGTGTCTCTGTCTAACTTGAAAACGTGCATCGCAAAATGATCAGCACTTGTGTTACCCGCCCAGTTGGGGTCAAACGATAACAAATATTCATCACTAGGATTACCCACCACCTCCACTGCTGGAAGTTCCCCATCAGGTATCGTGCAAGCCGCCATCTTTGATAATCTAAAGTAGCCATCACTTTCATCAATAAATTGTGCTCCAAACTCACGCTTGAACTGCATCTCGCTCATTGTAGCCTTCGCCTGTTTAAGCAGGTTTTGATCATACAATCTTGGCGGGGCGCAGTCGTAACTAAGCTGCATTATTAGTCTATAAGCATCATCTTTAAATGAGTCCTCCTCTTCACCTTCTTTTACAGATAATCCATGAATTAAGTCCTCATATTTTTTATATAACTTATACATATACTCAAACTTAAATGATGGAGATGAAAGAATTATTAACTTGTTGTTAGGCCAAATATACCGATCATCTTCTGTCATCTCGCCTTTGTCGATTAATTTGGATTCTAAATTATACAACTCTTCCCTTTCGATAGGATTCTCTACCACACCAAGGAAAGGTATGATAACTTCATTGAAAATCTTTTCAGGGATTGTCAAAAACTCATCCAAGACAATTCTGTTGAATCGAAATCCACGCAACCTCTCACCGTTAGCTAACGGCAGAGCTATCGCTCTAGCTTTGCCTAAAGTTAATGTCCATTGGTCAGTTCCCTTCTGTATTTTAAATCCACACTCTTTAATTAGGCTGGCTTCGGGTTTGCTAACAATATCCTCCATCTTTTGGAAGATTTGCTTTGATTGCCTAAAGCTACCTGCAATAACACCTATATTTGAATTAGGATTGAGTAGACACTCCAGTAGGACATAGATCGCGGTAGAGAACGTCTTAGACATACCACGCGAGAAAACGAACATGGAATAGTCTGACACCATCATGCCCTTGATAGCCATCGCTTGAAATGGGAATAGCTTAACTCCTAAGAATAGCTCAGAAGTAAATGCTATGTTGTTGCGTAAGAATTTGTATAGCAAATACTTCGCTTCTTCTTCTTTGATACCGCCATCAATCTCTTTTAGAAAATTGTTAAGCTCTTGAGAAGAATGCTCAAGACGATATCCTTGTTTTCCTTTTGTCCAAGACATTTATTCTATCGTTTATAAAAAATTGTAAATCAACATCCCATAGCTTATCGCCATGATATAAGATTCGCGGTATAATCTTCTTCGCGCCCGATCTATTGTGCGCAAATATGATTTGTATGTTTTTGGGGTAGTCTATAATTAAGCTTCTTATGTTGTGCCATAGATAACCAAGATTAGACTTAAACTTGGAAGTCTTATTGTCTGTTTCTAGTTTGTCTATGGTTGTTTCTGCTACAACAAACATATATGACCCAAATTGAACACAACGATCCATCTCTCTCCTAAACCTCTCGATGTCCTTGCCAAAGGTTTGCCTAAAGTCATCCTGTGACTTGCGGTCAACAAATGTTTTTGTATATAGGTCACCTCTGGCTGTATAATCGCCAAAGTCTAACTTATTGGTAACAGAGTCCTTAAACTTGAGGGGAGCCTTCTCTCTAGTGTCTGTAAACAGAGGAATGGTAGAATAATCATACTTCCAGAAATCTTTTGGTAGATTTGACTTAAAGTAATTCTCTACTCCAATGTCATCCAAGAAACTAGAATAAGAACCCCAAATCTTCTTGTAGTCTGCTATGTTAGCCATATTGCACAAATCATAATAAAGGTTCGGGGGCGATACCTTTATTTCTTTTAGCTCAAACTTTTCTTGCGCTTTCGCTTGTATGTATGTTTTGACATCCTCTCTTGGAGACTCGTCAATCCAGAGCTTAAAATTACGGTGACTATTAAAGTCATCCCTAAAATACCTATCATAAGATTTGAAAGCAAGTTTTTCACCAGTGTATAAATCCTCCTTGTTATAATGCTTAACATAGTAATCACCTATGGTAAGCGTGTGAGCTTTTAGGTGCGCGTGGAAACTACGCTTGTTATCAAACTGTTTACCACATTCTAAACAAGTAAACTCCATTACAGCATCTCCTTTTTAGATATTCCCAAAATACGAGCTTTGTATTCGTCCATAGACTCAAGACGGTCAGCTTCTTCCTCGATCAGCTTGTTCTGCATCTCTGCCATCATAATCATGCGATCACGCTCTTCCTTCTCTTGGAATGCTTCAACTAACGCAGCGATACTCCCGTTCTGCTCTCCTCTTGCCTTTAAACGCGCCTGACGGCTTCCGTTGAGGTCTTTAGTCAAAGATTCGATTCTCTTCTCACATTGGTTCAGCTCCTCACTGGTGACCTTTATAAGCTCAGTAAGACGCAATGTCATATCACGCTCATTATCAGTGTCGTTGAGCATTGTGTTCAGTCTGTCTATTCTTTGTTGAATATGTTTCTGTCTAACATAGTTTGTGCAGACAGTAATATACAAATTTAACTCATCATTAGTCAAATCAGGCTTATCCCAGATTGTTCTGACAAATTCACTCTCAAATAAGTCTCTGTCAGCTATTATTGAGTATTGATTTATAAAATGCACGAACCTCGGACTCTTCAGGTAGAAGAGCAACTTCTCACACATCTTTTTTTGTTTTGTTTGTATTGTTATTTCATCGAAGGTTTGACCAGCCCAGTCATTTACCTTCTTAATAGCTCTAGAAAGCGATTTGGGAGGCGACCACTTGTCGTTGGTTATCATCTCATTGTCATCGACTATCTCGGGTCTGTATCGACGTAGGAACTCCATTACGGTCCTATGCTGTTGAGTAAGAGGTTGTATATCTCTGTCTTTAAATGTTAGCCTCGTAATCTCTAGAGCATTCATGCCTCGCTCTACGTTGTTACCCATCAAAAATTGTTTCTGTTCGGGTGTTAGATCAATTTCTTCGACTCTAGCTACTAAAGTAGTAGTAAAATCTAAATTATTTTTAATTAAAAACGCTCTAACAGCTCTTCCTTCTTTAGATCTGCCGTCTAACGACGAATTTTTAAACACAGTTTGCGTAATGTGCTTCAAATCTGGATTTTTATCGAACTCATCGGCGATTTGCTCCTTCTGATCCTCTGTTAACTCAAAATCACTCATAATATATCGTTATCCTTCATTATCTTAAGGGCGATTATATAAAATTTCTTTTTTAAATTCGCCATTTGTTTATATCTTGGTTTTTTTCTCTTGGAAGAGTCGGCTTTGAACCCAAATTTCTTTGCAACATCATTCTCATCAATGTTTTCGATGTATAACATAAAATATATCTTCTTGTGCTTTTCACTTAACTGATCCATAACAAGATTATGCAACTTCATCGAAGAACCCTTATAATCTACAAAATCCTTTATTGTAGCAGTCCCCGTCGATACTCCTTCCTCTAAAGCAAGTGGTAACTTCAAATTGTAAGCTTTTTCTTTTTTCTTCTTCCACTTAGCGAATTCTGCACAAGTTTCATCTTGTTCCTCACTTTTTGTATAATCACAAAATGTTGCCCCCATATTATGAGGACATCTCAAACAAGGCTTGGCGAAACTAGAATAATTATTACGAATCAGATTCTTTATCTGATTTGATATAATCATCGAAGCCCAAGGCTTGAATGGTCGAGACTGATCCCAAAGGTGCCACTTCTTAAATATATGTAAGCGTATTATTTGACAGACATCATCATAGTCCATCCACGCCAAGGCGCTTAATTGCCACTTAGGTCTATATTTTTTTAGAAGTTCTTCTAGATCATCACGTTGACTGTCAAAATTATGACTCATCAATATCTCTCATACGAGATGAGGCACAATCCTGAATAGTTTTGTCTAACAGAGCTTGACCATCTGGATCTTTAGATGCTGGTCGCTTATAATCACCTCTAGGCATATTTGCCTCTGAAGAAGTAACGGAACTCCAAAGTTGTCCTAAATTAGTTTTCTGAGTGGACACTTCTGCCACAATCCCCCTCTTCAACTTATTTAAATCTAAATCCAACTCATTTTCCTCTTCAGGCTCTTGTTTTTTGGAAGAGGTCGATAATGAAGCTATGCCTTGCCCACAACTTGAGCAAAATTTTGGCTTCGTGACCTCATACAAGATTTTAAATCCACATGATACACAAAAAAGTTTGTTCATGGCTAATTTTATTAATATATATCGCTTTTTTCAATTTTATCTACTAAGTAGCTTATGATCTTATCTCTCATAACGTCATCCTTAGTAAACTTAAGATGATGAATGCCATATGAACGGCTTTCCTCATCATCGAACACCTTGCAGAATTTACTGAACCCAGTAGAGTATATATCACTCTGCATTGTATCCCCGCATACAAACAACGTAGTATTCGTGCTGATTCGCGTTAATACTGTTGTTAGTTCTTTTACTGTCATATTTTGCGCCTCATCAACTATAACAACCTTGTTCTTCCAAGTCGCACCCCTTAGAAAGTTAATCGGGGCCGCATCTACCGCATCCCGCTGGTCTAATTGATGTCTCTCATGGTCACTTAAAAGTTCACTCAACTTATCTTCCAACGGACCAATATAAGGATTAAATTTATCATCCATGCTTCCTTTCAGAAAACCCATCCCCTTCTCCGCACTCTCAGCCAAACTCCTTAAATATAGGATCTTAAGCAGAGTGTCCTGATTGTGTTTATATATTGCTGTATACACTGACAAAAATGTCTTAGCCGTCCCAGCTGGTCCACTAATAAATACTACCCGCGTATCGGGGTTCCTCATGATCTTATGGAATTGACTCTGTTTTTCTGTAAGTTCTATATGACCTAACAAAAAAGAGTTTTTATATTTATATGACATATATGTTCTTTTTTACACGAATAACTGAATGGGTGCCTACTTGTTTATAGAATTCGCCACCCCCCTGCGCGTTGCGCGTCAAGTCAAAAAGTCAATATTCTAAAAAAACCCTACCCTGCCTGCCCTGCAAAAAAAAATCACTTTTTATGCGATTAGGGCTTGCGCTCAACAGGATCTGTAGTATAATGCTCACATGACTAAGACAAAGACCACCTACAGAACCACCATCGACTTCCTCAACGACTGCGACACAGTGATCTTCGAACACGAAGGTGTCGAGCACGAGGGAGAAGTCACCTTGCACGATCCTGAGATCCACGAAGATGACTGCCCAGAGGGGCACGTTTACATTCTGTTTCCTGCCATCGCAGGACAAGAAGAGTATCCCTTCGGGATGCCAGTCCACGAGGACGACATAGTCGCTAAGATCGACGAGGACGGCGAGAGGATCGAGCTGTAGGCGCTAAAAAAAAAGAAAAAAAAGCGCGATTCCCCTTGCGCCCACGCTAAAATCAGCTATAATATCCCCATGACTCAGGAAGACATCATGACCCGCCCGACTGACAACTACTACGTGGTGACCGCTGCCTCACGCGCCGACTCTATGAGTCGCGTGCTGGTGGGTGGCACCGTGAACAAGCCGCTTGCCCTCGCTATCGGAGAGCAGCAGATCGCTGGGATGGTGAGCGGTTTCGCCTCCCGCGCCGAGGCACTTGAGACATACCCCGAGATGCGCGGCGACCTCATCCCTCGCCCTCTCCCTCTTCCTACCCTGTAATCACTAACAAGTAATCAAATGAAACTCACATTCCAATACCTCAAACAGTTCACCATCACCGCCATCGTGTTCACTCAAGCCATCTCCCTCATCATACTTGGGTTGATCTGGTGGTTCAGTGGTTCAGCAGCAGCAGTCAACTACATCAAGACGCAATACGTGGGCGACTACATGAATCAGGAGGGCCTAGTTCTCTGGCTTACAGTGTTCGCGCTTCTTGGGTCGCTCTTCTGCGCCCCCATCGCTGCCTTTTTTCACTGGCGCTCTGATCTAGCCCCAATCCCTACCCACAAAAAAAAAGTGCGTGGCTAGGTAAAAAAAATCTTGACATCCGTCTGTAGGGTGTCGCTGTCATGGGAGGCCCCGTTCCCCGCTTGGGGGGCGGGGCTAACCCGTTGCCTCAAGATCACAAGTCATAACTCGTTGACACTCAAGGACTTACGAGGGCGCGGCCCCCGCAAACTCGTAACTCGTTGACGCTCAGTCAGTTACGAGGGTAAAAAAAAGAAATAAAAAACGCATTTAGGGCTTGCGGTTAGGCGCAGCTGTGCTAGTATTCCCCCATGACAGTAACTGAAACTACCCCTCGCCCCCGCCCGTTTTTCATGGTGATCCGCCCGAGCCGCGTTCACGCGGGCTTTTGCCTCCTCTGGTGTGGCGAGGACCGCCATGATGCCCCCTACGGCCACCCGATGGCTTTCGCTTCCCGCGCCGAGGCGGTCGAGGCGTATCCCGATTGGGAAGAGGAGATCATGACCTCCTAAGTCACTAAGCCTCAATGAGTTATGAGGCGCGGCCCCCCGCCGCCTCGTAACTCGTTGATACTCAAAGAGTTATGACTTAAGTTCTAAAACCGCATCTTTTACTATAGGCTGTCAAGTCAAATATTTGGCTATTTGCTATTTGTTGTTCTAACCTGCAACCTGAATTAAAAATGATTTTTTAATGAAAAAAATGTTGCGTAGTCTGCGGTTCTGGCTATACTGTGGACATGACAGTTGATCAGGCACTAGCCAAACTAATGAAAGCAGAAGCTGCACTTGAGGTTGAGCGCAATAAGCACAACGCCCTTCGGATGGACATATCGGGAGTGCAAGGCCAGCTCAGTGTTGTTACTATGTTCTGCAAGGACGAGTCTGCTAAGTCAGACCTAAATGACTCCATCAAGAAAATCCAAACTGCATTAAACAATGATCAATAGAATAGACCAGATTCTCTCGAATCTCCAGTGCGCCGCCGTCGATGGTGGCTTTAGCCTGTCCGTCAAAGACGGGGAAATCGTTGCCAAGGATCTGATCTCTGAGCAGCCTCTTGAGTTTATCGTCCGCTTCACTGGGGACGACATCTCTGATGTATCAGTAAAACCACTAACAAAAAAGTAACATGGGACTCGACCAATACGCCTACAAAGTAAAGCGCAAGTATGCGCCTACCACTAAGACTTCAACCGTAAGAACTACAGAGTTCTTTTACTGGCGCAAGCACAACGCCTTGCACGGTTGGATGGAGAATCTATACAACGGAAAAAAACTAGAGGATGGCATCAACATAGACAGCGATGACTTCAATGGTGTCGCTGTTAAGCTGGAGGAGAAAGACTTGGATAAGCTGGAGCAGGATGTCATGACCTTCAACTTGCCTCAGACCGCAGGTTTCTTTTTCGGTCGTGACAGTGTGGGTGATGAATACCAGAAAGAGCAGACTCTTGAGTTTCTCAAGAAAGCTAGGAAAGCACTTGCCGAGGGTTTCGAGGTTGAGTATAACAGTTGGTGGTAATGGAATCATTCAAAGTATACTTAAAAGAAGTCCACTGGCAGGAGGTGCATGTTCACGCTACCAGTAGACAAGATGCAGTAAAACGTGCGCGTGATGGGGAGGGTGACTATGTTGGTGCTACAACATACGACCACACAATCGAAACAATAAGTGAACACAGGGTAGAAGAACTGTAGAAACTCTCAACATCACTTTGACAAAAGATGGAAAACCAATACAGTAGTATAACAAAGCAGGTAATCAGGTTCGGCCCAACCGACGAATTCCCCTTCCTCTTAAACTTAACTATAACTTCTAATGACAAGCGCACTTGTTCTTTTACTGTTCATACTTTGCAGTCCGATGATACGTGGTCTGCTGCACTTCCCCAATGGCTCTTCACTGAGGCAAAGCAGAAAGAAATCAGGCTTCTGCTTAATCAGCTATGTCAGAAACATGCTCTGAAAAAGTTCTCGTAACTCACTGATACTTAGTGGGTTACGAGGCGGGGGCGGCGCCGCCCTCCTAACTCGCTGATACTCAACGAGTTATGAAAGTGAAAAAAAAAGAAAGAAAACGCTTGCACGGTTAGCTGACTGTGTTACTTTCCCCACATGACAGATCTACATGACTTCATCACCGTCCGCCCCGAAGAACTCATCGACTCCCTCGCGGACGGCCCCCGCGAAGGGCAGTTCAACCCGTCACCCGAGGAGGTGCAGGAGTTGTTCGCGCAGATTCACGCGGAGGAGCACCCCACCCAGTTCTCGACTGACGATGACGAGCGCGACGAGATACCGATGCTCAACACGGAACTTGCAAAAAGATTCGTTCCGTAAGTGATTAATACTCAAGGGGTTACGAGCCGCGCCCCGCCGCCCCCTCGTAACTCCTTGATACTCAAGGGGTTACGACTGAATAAAAAATAATAAAAAAGGTTTGCAGATCAGGCGTCTTGTGATAGTCTATTTGCAAGTTAGCTATTTGCTATTAGACCATATATCCTGTAACCTATGATCAAAAAAATGTTCAGATTCAGCAGAAAACCTCTTGCACTCACTGCAAAACCTGTTAAAATCACACCCATGCAACCAACCAATCTTACTAACGTAATCGTGGATGCTAACCAGCAGTTACCAAGCAATCCAGTTCACCTTGCCTCTGAGCTTACAGGCAAGACCGTTTCCTACACTAACAAAGAGAAATCTTCTGTTGTGTCTGGCAAAACCAGAGTCTTCAAGATCAAAGCAGTTGAGGACATCACCGTCTCCAAAACCACGGGCAACGAGTATGTAACCGTGCAGGTCCAAGACTTGGACGATGGAGGCACCGTCAAGCATCGGAATCTCCTTGTGCAAGGAATCGACGTTGTTGTATAATTCTACCAAACAAAACTATGGCATCTAAAACCAAAACAGAAACCGTTAGGATCGAAGTGAGAAACTCCGATCAAGCCGCCCTTGTAAGCTATGGCCTCGGCCTAGTCCATCAGGAACTCTCTACCAAGCTAGTGGATGTGGCAGATGATAAGCTCGACACCTTTGTTGGGAACATCAAGTATCTTCGCAAGAATGCTAATCACTTAAACGAAAAGTTTTCTCTCCCCGTGAACGATCAATAATTTCTAGAAACCTCCCCTCCTGTTCTCTCTGATGGGTAGGTGGTTGTAAAACACAGTGAGGCTTTTAGCGGTGGGCGTATAACCGTAGGCTTAACGTAAGAGTAGCCGCCCCTCTCCCACTTTTCTAGACAGTGGGTGAGGGAACCACTTTCTGCATGGTGCTAACTGCCCCGTCCCCTATGTTTGCTCATGTTAGGGGGCGGGGTTTTTGGGAGTGTAGCTCAATGGTTAGAGCACACGACTCATAATCGTTAGGTTGCGGGTTCGAGTCCCGCCGCTCCCATAACTCACTAAGCCTCAAGGAGTTACGAGTCGCGCCCCGCCCCGCCCTCGTAACTCGTTGATACTCAACGACTTACGACTGAAAAAAAAAGAAAGAAAAAGGCAAAATAGGGTTGCATCAAATCTCTCATGTGATACTCTCCTCCCATGCTGATACTAGCTAAGAACAAAGTTGATACCGAGCAGCTCGCAGAAGTTACCACCCCGTCTGCAACGGACACTCACACTCCAATCCCTCACGCGCTCCTCGCGGATCGCACTCGCACCGTCATTGATGCGGCTGGTTTGGAGATCGTCGAAGAGGAACACGCGATTGCGCGTGGTGGTCTTCGCTACTTTGGTGGCTTCGCCCTCAAGGGTGAGGCCATCGACGGAGATGACCGCAAGCTGGTGCTTGGTCTCCGCAACGCGCACGACAAGTCTTTTGCGGCTTCCGTGTGCATCGGCAACCAGATGATGGTCTGCGAAAATCTTTGCTTCTCTTCAGATGTGAAGCTCGCTCGCCGTCACACCGTCAACATCCTTCGGGATCTGAACACGGTGCTTTCGTCTGCCGTTAGTCGCGTGACTTCGCACTGGGTTGACATGGGCAATCGGATTGCTTCCTACAAGGAGAGTGAAATCTCCAAGGAGGCAGCTTCCGACTTGGTTGTCGATCTCGCTGAGATGGGCGCGTTTCCTGCGCGTTCCGTCTACAAGGCGGTGCAGGAGTTCCGCAACCCTCGCCATGAGGAGTTCAAGGGCGGCACTCTCTGGACTCTCTACAACGGGGTCACCGAGCACCTCAAGGGCGGGGACTTGACCAAGCTCCCCCAACGCACGATGACAACGCAAGCTGTCTTTGACAGGCTCGCGGGTCACAGGCCCAAGATCGTCGAGGCCGAACAGGTCGCCATGCCGAGCTAATTTGTGTGTGGTAACGCAAAGCCCCGTCCCCCCTTTCTTGTTTCGGGGGGGCGGGGTTTTTTAATGGTTTAAATACGCAAGTCATAACTCCTTGAGTATCAAGGAGTTACGAGGGCGCGGCCCCCGCCGCCTCGTAACCCATTGAGAATCAATAGGTTATGAATGAATTTTTAATAATAAAAAAGTTGACCAGAGAGCGTCTTGTGATATTGTCGCGCCATGTTAGGAACCATAACAACCAAATCGTTTACGATTAACTATTACCTCTATAAAGGGGAAGGACAGGACAGCGAATGGCTTTCCACTATTCTAGTCCAAAACAATTCAGGCCAGCCCATGCACACTAGCGATAGAGCAAAACTCTATGCAAAACAATATAATAGTCTTGATGGCTTGGTCCTTTGGGATATAGAGCCAGCTATGGAAGAGAACGGTGTTGATGTTATCACCATTAATAGTGGATCTGGGGTAATAAAAAAGGTTGCCAACGAGCGCGAAGCTAGACAAACTTTCGGTAGTAAGTAATGAAACTACTTAACGGAGGTAACTATAAAACATCAAAGGGAGAATCGTTTGGTTGGAAAACCTACGGCCTCCACCTTTCACCATTCAACATATCAGGAAACAATGTTTGCCCTAATGCTTCTACTGGTTGCGCTGCTGCTTGTCTTAATACTGCTGGCAGGGGAATCATGCGAAACGTCCAAGAAGCCCGAATCAGAAAAACACAGTTCTTTTTTGATGATAGGGAGGGATTCTTACGCCAGCTATTCAAAGAAATCAAAAGCTCGATTAAAAGCGCGACGAGAAAACAACTAAACTCTTGCTTTAGGTTAAACCTGACAAGTGACATTGCGTGGGAGAGATATATCATCCCTGCTTTCAAGGATCATCAATTCTATGACTACACGAAAAGCAAAACAAGAATGCGTAGGTTTCTCCAAGGAAAGCTACCAGAAAACTACCACCTCACCTTCTCTCGATCCGAGGATACCAAGGACTCAGAAGTTAAAGAGTTTTGCAGCGCGGGTGGCAATGTTGCGGTCGTTTTTAGAGGACACCTTCCCAGTGAATGGAAAGGGATCAAAGTGATAGACGGAGACGTTTCAGACTTGCGCTTTCAAGACGAACAAGGTGTAATAGTCGGGCTGGTCGCCAAGGGTCTCGGTAAAAAAGATGAAACAGGATTTGTAGTAGAACCAAAGTAATGAGTAAAAACACACAAAAACAAATAGTTAGCTTTGAGAGTCTTATGGTCTCGCTTCTAGCGGAGTATACTGAAGAGCTTTCCAAAGATACCCCAAGCCTTACGGCTTCAATGGAAATAGGTCACAAGATGATTGAAATAGGAAAGATGCTAGACACCTCAGAAAAAGGCGTTAAGAAAATCTATAAGATGCTGTCAAATGGATGAATGGAGCAGAACTGTGGATTGCAATTCTAGTTTTACTAACAACAATAATTCTTTTAATAGGCTGTAGCAATGGAAGAAACAAAGAAAGGCAGACCCGTTGGAACGGGAGGAATCTACAAACAGAGAGGCGCTTACGCGACAAGGCACAAAGGTCAAGAATCTATACAAGAGAAACATATAAATTACATGCGTGGCCTGTCAACAGTGGTGGGCGAGGCTTGCGACAGATACTTTGAGAGAAAAGGAATGCCGAAAGTCCTAAGCTGGTCAGCGAAAGCAAAACAAGAAAGAGAAGAAAGAAAAAAGAAATCAGCATGAGCAAAACAAAATTCTTTAAGGCTTCTCGTTCTGGCAGGAAGATGATTCCTTGCACAGAAGCAGAGAACGAAGAGCATCGTGCGCGTTGTGCGGTGCGAGGGCACTTCTATAAAACGATTGAAATCCTCTGTGACATGGGATACAAAGAAATCGCTTTTGAGGTTAGGGCAGCAGCAGATACAAAAACTAGATACTGGTCTAGTGAGCGTAAGAGCAAACCCAAACCACCGAAAGCGGAGCTGTCCGAGAGCGGCTCTTGGGTTGAATACTGCAAGATAAGAGGCTTGAAATTTTAAAGACAAATCGAGCGGCATGGTGTGCGGGGAGATCCCGCAACACGGGTTTCTACGTCTTTGCCTGTCATGAAACACCGCTCGTAAGTCCCTCGTAACCAATGGGTTACGAGGGGCCGCCCCCTCCAAACTCGTAACTCCTTAAGTATCAGTGAGTTACGATTTATAGATGGAAGTCTAAAAAAAAGCCGCACGATGTGCGGCTTGGGTTAATTGTTTATTTGCTTATTAAGTGTTTATCCTGTAACCTAGACTATACTGTTAATATAATAGTTATTACTATAAGGAATACTAGCCACCACTGAAAAGCAGACATTTATTGTTTTATTAAGTGGGCTATATGCTCCTCAATATAATCACTAAACTCTTTTATTGCTTTAGTATGCTTGTATCTCTCATTCACTGCCGCAGCATAGTGATGATCGCCACCCAGAGGGTAGTAGTCTCTAGCATGAAACTCACACTGTTTAACTGTGTCTTGTAAGACATGTATTGCATTGAGTATATCTGTATAGCCATGCAGTAACATCTTTTTGCCTGTGCCATTCATATGGACTACGGGCAGTGGGTATGAAGTTTGTTCTTGAACACTCATTACCGCTACACACTACTACCACCTACGGTGGTAGTCAAGAGAAAAAATGAATTAAAATACCACGGAAACTAACGTGCAAAAAAGTGTGGCTGCAATAAACACTAGAGATATAATAGCTTCTACTCTGCTCATATAATTATTAAGGGTTTCTGCGGTAAACTGAGGTTACTTATTTGTCGATTATTTTGTTATTCTTCGACAGGTTTTATATATATGTATACTATATACACATATACTTATTAAGCCGATCTGCCATAAACTGGGCACTATAATTTAAATTAATTAATAATAGTCTGCTTAAATAGCGCAAAAGCCCTTTTTATTTGGTCGAATTAGGTTAAATTGGGCCTCTCTCTCGTATCGCAAGAATATATTTATTTATTTAGGGCGAAGGAGACTATCCTAATTATTTGGGTTTTTTATTAAGAAACTAAGAAAGAGACTTGTTTTATTGTATTTACTATTATATATTACCCTATGTATTCTTATATAGCTCTATAGTATACTCTATTCTTTTTAATTATATTTTATTATTATTTAATAGTTTATATTAATTTAAATGTATTTTATTACAAATTATATTAATCTTTCCTCCTGAACCTACCGTGATATTTCTTTTCTCCTTCTTCGCGAGCTTTTATAGCATCTTCTTTATTAGTGAATTCTCCTAATTGTTTTTGAACACCATCACGACAAATAAAAGAGACCCACTTTTTTCTATCTTTACGCCAATGCACTCCTATTACACCACTAGTATTATCACTACGTAACTTAATATGATTCATGCCATTTTGAGATACGGTCGCTAATCTTAAATCCTTAATCTTGTTATTCTTCCTATCCCCGTATTCATGGTCTACAAAGTTTTCCAGTGGGTCTACACCATGATACATATAATAAGCTATTCTATGAGCAAGATAACTTTCACCTTTAAATTTAATTCTAATATAACCCGCCGAACCATTTGACCCTCCTGCTTCTTGACCGACTTTAATACAATGACTTGGTTTTTTTATCCAAGTGAATATACCCGTATCTGGATTGTAATCTAAATATTCTTTTAGTTCTTCTAGCGGTGGTAGTGGTTTATACTTCTTCCTTTTACGTTTCTTCATATTATTATTACTGTTTGGTAGCGGGAGTGGGACTCGAACCCACACTTTAGCGATTTTAAGTCGCTTGCCTCTGCCATTGGGCTACCCCGCCATCTTAAGCCAGTGCTTATCAAAACTTAATTTAAATGACCCCAAATGTTTATAGTCCCATTCATTAGGTTCTATTAAAGAAAGAACATTTCTATTCCTTATCTTATATAGGTGATATATACGCCCTACTATTGGTTCAAAGTTCATCTCTGCTGAATAAACAATCTGATTCCACTCATAATGTTTTATAAGAGCATCATATTCTTCTTTTAGCCTTTGGAACTCTTCTTCAGTATCTCTATCAACCCTTGAGATACCATCAGCCTTAAAAGGCGTTAAGTCAGTCTTAGATATTGGGGGAGATAAAGTAGAAGTAGGATAACTTAAATATGACCCAGAACTCATTTACTATTTTTAGACAGCTGAGTAGATGATATCTGATACTCTCCTGTTGATCCTTTAGCCATAGCCTTGAATGTATATACATCCTGATCTAAAGCTGGTGAGACTTCACCATTAAGCAGTGTAAGCTGATTCTCGCTTTCTAAGATTGACAGCATCTTTTTTAACTGGAATTTAGTTAGAGTGACCCTTACTGGTATCTGCTTAACTTTCTGTTCATCTCTTGGAAAAGATACTTTTATCTCTTCCACTTGCACGTTTTCTCTCTCTAGGTATGCTACTCCGCTGATGATTGCACAACAAAACAGCAAAACAATTATTGTTATTTTCATTGCATTAATAAATAAACTATTTCTTCGTCACTAAATAGACTGGGTTCTTGGGCTGCTAAATTTAACATTTGTTCTATTCTGTAATCTACATCAGGCACCATAGGCATGTTATTAAGTTTTTTCTTTGCTCTAGGTAGCTCATAGAATGGTCTCATAGGGGAATCAGCTCTTTCATAGTCCCTTAGAGGTCTCTGTATACTAGGGAATCTGATAGATGGTTCATCAAGTAACCTCTCTGCTTCATCTAATTTAATGTCTAAGCGTATAACAGCACAAACAAGAACAATGATTGTGCCACACAATACTCCTAAGATAATATTTTTCATCAATTCTATCTTCTTCATTTTTTATTAATTTAAATTCAGCTTACCCTGAACCATTCTGGGGTGTCTCTTTTAGTCCACTTGGCAAAATAAGACTTCTCCCCGTTGTAGTAGGCCCGATAAGCTGTGACAGCACACTCATTCTTATACTCATCTGGCATGGCCTGAGCAAATGGTGTAAGACCTTTACTTGGTAGATTTAATTTATTATAGTTGCAGGAACACCAATGTATCGTATCTAGTGACTTATGCACCTTACCATAGCGCCTAGTATATTCCTGACACATAGTGTGAGCATGATCTAGTAACCACTCATAGTTTTCTTTTGATTCTCTAGCCCAGATAGTGCATGGGTGATTGTAAAAAGCTCTTTTGTATGGTGCGGTTCCGTTGTCATAGACTGCACAAAGCATTTGAGCTGATTCTAGGATCATCTTGACAACGTGCTTATCACACAATTGTTGAGCAGAGATCTTTGGATCTTGATCTACTACAAATATATTCATGTCAGTTTCTTAATGTCTTTTTTAATCTGTGCTATTCTCTTCTGAACTTCTTTCTGGTCACATTGACTGTTATTAAATATGTCATACTCCAGATTATCTAACTGATCATAAACAAGTTTGTGACTACAGACTTTCCTTATGAATCTCATGTATGGCGCGACATTGATAAGACCAGACTTTGGTTTCTTTGGTCTGCCACCTTTCTTTGCTCCCTTACTACTTTTTAATGCTTTCATTAGGAATAGCGTGAACGTAGTCTACACTGAGGACGCTGGTATGCAACATCTCTTTGACCTTTTTTGCAGCTTCTTCTTTAGAAGATGCTTCAATTAAAAATCTATTTATAACCTTGACTCCCACCTCATACTGCTGTTTAGGAGTCTCTTGTCTTGGTATTGATGATGCACCCCAACCACTCATTTGAAAACCTCCCCAGAGTCCATTAACTTTTCAAGGGTTTCTATTCTCTCATCAGCAGAAGCAATCATTTTCAAAGCTTCATTTGCATCCTTGTAGAAATCCTCTGTAGAGTGATCTCCTATGCCAACTGGAAGCTCCGATAAAAGCTTTAAAGAAAGAATACCTTTTTGTCTATCTGCATCAGCCTGTTTATGTAACAGGTCATAAAGCTCTTGTTTTAAGTCCATCATACTAATTATTGTTTAAACTACCTGTGACAGAATAAACTTCAATAGTCTGACCATCACTGTATACTTCATATACGCTACCAAGAGATTGATCTGCATTCATGATAGCCATTTCTTTAGCAGAGGTTGGGTGATTCAAAGGAGCGTTAGAAAGCTCAGTTGAGTAACCACCCATCCAGCGATGCTTTTTATCGAATACCTCGTATCTAATTACTTTTTTCATTCTTTACAAGAAATGTTTGCTTTAGTTCGTCGCCTTCTGTTTTAGTCAGGATCTGACCCCAGTGAGACCTACCATTCTCATTACTAACAAGGACTGTCAAGTCTCCTGTTTCTTCATTGACTTCTGCTTTGAGTCTCCAGCCATTTAGGAGAACAAAGTTAATCCATCTATCTTCTATCATTATTCTGTTATTTTGAATTGAATTGGTTCTGGATCTGTTGTCGGCTTGACAGAAGCATTGATTTCATTAGCTTCCTGCTCGATAATCAGGATGTTCATTTTCTCTAGCCATACCCTGCTGACAGGGATGTGCTGCTTTGAGCCAAAGTATTCGTTCAATGTCTGCATGTCAACATTAACAAATGACTTTGCTCCTTTCGGTCTTCCTCTTGTCCTTCTCATTTTTATATTAGTAACCTGCTCTTTCCAGTAGGATTGATTCATCTGGCCCAATGTATTCTAATCTATGATCATCAACTGCAAGTCCTGATGACTTGAGAACATTCTCAAATAACTCCACTGCGATTATGGTCGAGAAATCCTCCATGTAGATCTCATGTTCAGCTGTATGCTGATTACCATCGCGCTCTATTGTTACCTTGATCTTACTCATTGCCTGTAGTATATATGTAAACTGGGTTGCGTCAACATTTTTTATGAATAAAAATTCATTTTTTATAGAAATCTTTGTAGAGTTCTTTTACTAATGGTGTTAATATATGGTCGTATGCTCTCACTAGGGCCTCCTCAAGCTCTGGCTGCACATCTTCTAAGATATAACCAAGACCTGAAATATCAAGCATAGCGTGGAAAGCTTCATGCACAAGGGTATCTAAAAGAACTTCGCCTTTAATTTTTTTAGATATGGAAATTTTTTTGGCATCAGAGTCTAACTCGCCAAACTCTTTCATATCTTTATAAACTATATCATATTGGATACCCGCGATTACAATATGTGTGGGCTTGTAACTCATACTAAATCTTATGCGATTTCCCTCGCAAGATCCAGACCTTTTTTGGTAAGTTCTCTTTTTGAATCAATCTTTATCAGACGTTTCTTTACAAGCATCTTTTCATAATCTCTCTGAATAGCAGCTCTCTGGAATCCAGTGACTGATGAAAGTCCGTTAAGTGTCATAGCTCCACGCTCACCTAGCGCCTTGACAATGATTAGCTCAGATGCCGTTAGGCCATAACGCTTGACTCCCATAGCATCAGAAAACTCTTTCCAAATTTCTTTGCTTACCTTCTTAACATCTCTTGCTGCAATATAAGTTTTAAGATCTTCCGCTTTGACAACAGCATCTCTTGGGTTACCCCTAAAGGAAGAAATAATATCTTCTTTTGCACGATTGTCAATATCAGCAGCATACTCAAGATTATCGTGGAATATATCGTAAAGTTCTTGACTTTTATATTCCTCAAAGGCAATGTCACGTAGACGATCTCTAAGTGGTTCTGCCAACTTCTGCTGGTCAGTAGTAGCCATGCAAAAGGTCAGCTCATTAAAATCAAAGCTGTAGGGAACTCCCTCATGCTCCACTGTCCTAACAGGATTCTTGTCCACGTTCAGAACAGACAAAAAGATTTGTTGCAGATCCTTGGGAAGATTGTGGCCCTCATCAATAAACAAAAATGCTTTGTGTTGCACCCAGACTGGATATACCTGCTCAAAGAAGCTGGCAGCATTCCTGATTGTCTTGCCATTGACCTCCAGCATAGGTGGCTTGCTACCATCACTACGACGAAGGGCCTCCCGAAACAGGCGAGCAAAATATGTCTTGCCTCCTCCCTTTCCAGTAGTAAGATTAATAAATGGCATTCTGTCAGTCTTCTTGTATGCATCAATATAGATGCTCAAGGTCCGCTTGACTGACTCTTGCCCGATGGCTTCGTCAAATATGCTATTGATCTTAGGCATGACGCTAGAATACAGCACTTTAATGGTAGTGCAAGCACTTTTTAAGAAAAAAAATACCTCTTGACTCGCGGTGTTTTTTGGCTATAATAAAGAAGATGAAGAGATCTACACACATCTTCAGTAAATTAATCATAGGCACGTTTGCCATAATTATTGGGATACCTCTTGGAATAATCACAGGTGTCACCTGCATGATTAGAATAATTGTATCTTATCCATTTGACATATACAGAATAGCCGTTACAAAAATCGAGCAGCGAGCAGCATTGGAAGAACTTCTTGATAACCAAGATCAAGACATTTGGGATAAGCATATCGCTAGAACACAACAAAATCAAAAACAAAACTAATGGACATACAGGAGTTGTTAAAAATACATGATGAAACTTGCGATAAGTGCAAGGGAATAATGCAAAGAAAAAACAGTGATTATACTGGTGGCAAGAAAGCTACAGATGTTTTTGCTAATTTTAATTCATCTATAATATTAAATATTAATCCAGTCCAAGGTCTACTTCTTAGGGTAATAGACAAAATTAAAAGAATCTATTCTTTCACTAATGATAAGCAATTACAAGTTTCAGATGAGTCGGTTGACGATGCATGTGAAGACATTGTAAATTATGCGATTCTAGCAAAGGCTATGCTAATCGAAGAAAGAAAAAGAATCAAACAAAATCAAGAAAAACAAAAGAAAGAAAAAATTTTTCCATTGGCTGAATAGCTATTATTTGGCCTTTTTTTGCACATCCTAGCCTCTCTCTATATTTGGCCCCTTTGCTCTCAACCTAGCCTCTTCCAAAAAACGGTGTAATTATATATACCGTGCTATTTAAAAAAGCTGCTACATTATTAGAAACATCTCTTGTAATCTTGTTTATATCAATATTATCAGTATGTTTATTCAAAGCTGGTCATGGTGTTTACAGGATATTTGTAAGAATGGCAGAGAGTGAATACGATAAAGCTTACTATGAAAATGATCCAAAGGGGCTGCTAAAGAGAGAAAGCGATAATATGATGTGGCATAGAGGTTTTAAATAGTTTATGAAAGTAAAAGAAATATTAGCTAATTGTTCTATATTACAGAACGGTTCTTATTATTTGGGTTGTGCTTACCCAAACTTTAAAGATCCTATAGTTGAAAAAGTTAGGGTTTTGGTAGATAATGGTTATGAATTTAAGTTAAAAGAAGTAAGCATCTTTGGAGAAGAGACTTATTTCTGCAATAAATTAAACTTAAGTTATCAAACAGATTATAACGGAGATTCAACATTACATTATTCAGGATAATTTATGAAAAAGAAATCAGGAAGCTCCTATGAGGGGAGCAAAAAGAAAGGCTACAGAGGCTTTAATTCTAGAAAGAAAACTTCTTTCAATAAGAATAGTAAGCATTACAAGAAGAAGTATCGGGGTCAAGGCAAGATAAGGTGAATCTGGTAGATGACATCCCCATAAGCAAAGATGGATTCCATCACGTAAATTGTATTATCGAGATCCCCAAGGGGACTAATACTAAATACGAGTATGATGAGGATTTAAATATATTTAAATTAGATAGGTGCTTGGTATCTTCTTTGCAATATCCTATCAACTATGGTTTTATTCCACGCACCATAGCATTAGATGATGACCCCTTAGATGTCTTGGTATTTAACCATGATCCGATTGACAGAGGTGTCTTAGTATCTTGTAGAATTCTTGGTGTCTTAGGGTTTACAGATGGTGGTAAGATTGATAACAAACTTATTGCTGTTCCTCACTGGTCACCAGAAGAAAAATATAAAACAATTAAAGACATTGAGTCATCTCACTTGAAAATCTTTAGAGAGTTCTTTAAAATATATAAAATAGATAGAGCCTCTGAGACAGAAGTAGGACGTTGGACCAGTGTAGCAAAAGCTAAAGAAATATTACTAGACGCACACAAAAGATGGTTAAAAAAAGGTGGAGAACGAAAATTGTGGAATGACCCAAGATGAACCCAGACTTAATAACTAAATATGTTCCTTTGATTGCTGGCATCATGTATACAGCAGTAGGAGCAGCTTACATTATGAAAAAAGATGTGGGCTGGGCAATTATTTGGCTGTCTTACGCTACAGCTAACTTTGGATTAATGGTAGTGGGGAACCCATGAAGTTTAACATAAAAGATATCCAAGGAGAGATTATTAAAGATAACGATACTTATCTTTTGAGAGACAATCATACTTTAAATAATCTTATATTAAGCAGCACTAGATTAAAGCCCTACAAAGAAACAAGAGGTCATAGTCACAAGGGCAAAGAAGAAGTTTATTATTTTGTAGAAGGAGAAGGCGTTATGATTCTCCGCTACGATAAATTTGAAGTTAAGGCTGGAGATTTAGTATTGATTCCTGATGGTGCATTTCATCAGGTTCAAAATCCAACAGACAAAGACTTGTATTTCGTCTGTGTATTTGAAGGAAGTAGAGATCATTAATTACATTTATTTGTGTAAAAATAAATGTGAACCTAATTGTCGTATCTGACTTAACTCTTAAAGAAGGTTTATATTTTAGGCATCTGACGATGCTAATGAAATCTAATTTGAAAATAAATGTGCTTATAGAAGCACAAAGAGATCAAATAGATTATTACTACAACATACTAAAAAAGAAGGGTTACTACGATTTTGTAACGGATATGTTGTCTATTGATGAGAGAGAGGCTGGAGTCAGGTTAGATACAGAATACAATTATCCATCAACTGTAATAGCTGAAGAAATAACTTCACAAAATGTTATCTCCCTTTATTTGCAGATAAGAGCACTAGCTAGTATGGAAGCTAGATTAAAATAAAATAGCCCCCTAATTGGGGGCTATTGATTTAAATTTCGTCATCGTCTTCTTCGACTGGATCTGGCTCAGGCTCAGGCTCAGGTGTAGGTTCTGGCTCCACTGGTGGATCAGGATCTGGCTCTGGCTCTGGTGGAGCAGTGTTTGCCCACTCTCTAATCGCAGGGATTGCAGCGATGATTGCATCCATAGCTTCAGCAGCTTCTGGGACCTCATCCATCATCTGCCAAAATGGTTTCCTGCCATTCACACGACTAGGGATGTTGATATACTCAACTCCTTCATTGTCAGCGGTGACAAGAACTTTTTCACTGTCTCCATCATAAGGAAGCATTTCAATGTTTACGCTACCTTGGCTTGGATCAGCTTCTGCTGTATTTGGCACAAAAATGTTAATACTACGCAGCCAGACAGAATCAAAAGTCTCTTCTGGCTTGGCTGGGACTACGAAAGGTTCGTCCCGTGGGATTGGATCTCCTAAGTTATCTGGCATGACTAATTATATTTGTTAGTGTTACTATTTACTACACTTTTTTACACAAAAAAGGATTTTAAATGTCCAACTCTCAGCTTTGGAACAACAAGAGGCTTTATTTGTAGTTTATCATAAACATTCCTACAAAAACTGACATCTTCAAAGCTCATGTCAATTACATCAAATTTTTCTCCCTTCTTATGTGGATGGTCGCAATCTGGTATATTTGCATCTCTGAGCGGGTAGTAGGGATAGTCCATTTGCTCGTAGATTGACCTGTGAACCTTCGTAAAGCCAAATCCGCACCAATCTACCTGAACCAACTTATTTGGCTCCTCCTCGGCCATTTTTGTGAGCCATTCAACAGATGTAAATGGCATGTGGAGATTCTTCCTAAAGAAGTCTTCGTTCCAATCACCAACCATAGCTTTATCAGAGTAATCTGATCTATACCACCCAGTAACAAACTTTTTATCTGGCGGTATACTAAGCATATGTTCTATCTGCTCAATATTGAATTGAACATCTGAGTCAATCCAAAATAACCATTCAGCGTCAGGAGGATTTGTGTCTGCAAAACCACCACCACCTGATGCCAAGAAGTTACGGGCGAAGTTCAGGAACAATCCATTGCAGGTATAAATGGTAGAATTATTCTTATCACACCAAGACTGTAATCTAAGATACTGCTCGAAACACTTGCCTTGAATGCCACGATGATCAATCGGGATTAAAAATATACAGTTAAGCATCTATTTATTATAGGTGCCTTGTGTATTTAATCAAATTTTAATTAGCCTATCCTCCAAATAGATCCGTCAGAGTAGACGGGTATAGCGTTGTAACCACCAGCGTAAGAAGTTACGCCAGCTCCTACTGTAGTAGAACCAACTCCTACTGTAGAGTTATTTACAAATGCTCTTTGTCCAGCAGGAGAAGCTGATGGTAGAGATCCTATTGCATAAACAGCGCTTTTAATTGTGCCATTTACATCTAGTTTTGTTTGTGGACTAGCTGTTCCTATACCAACATTTTGATTAGCATCAATTCTAATAGCCTCTACAATAGATCCACCAGCTTGTCTAGTCTCAAAAGACATGCTTGAGTTTGGTTTACCATGATTAGAAATTTTGAAATTATTAGTGCTTGCTCCTTGGTATAATAAAGAAACACCATTATCAATTGGCGCACTAGTGGGACCAGTTCCAATTTTAAATTGAACATCAGCATCATTAGTGGTAGAGTTAAGTATGACACTCATATTGCCAGCATCTTGCATATGTAAGATGCCCTCTGGCGCAGTCGTTCCTATACCAACAGCTAACGACTTTACGAAAACCTCTGGAGTAGTGTTATTTGTAGAACCTGCCCATATCCCCATACCACCAACACTGCCATTTCCGTAACCACCTACGGCACCAAAGTAACCGTCAGAAGTTCCTTTAAATGATATTGCTTGAGAGCTTCCAGCAACAGTGTGATTTTGAGTGTGACCATCAATAATCAAAGGCTCATGAGCAGTGCCATTTACAGAGTCATTTAGTATATGAAGTTTCTCTTCTGGCGCAGTTGTTCCTATACCTACTTTATTTCCAACCAAACTTAAAATATCAGACCCTCCTGCACGGAGATCCATTCTATCAACTGCATGATAATATCTTACATAGCCTTGGTTAGCTGAAGCTGTATCGCCAAAAGCTAAATATTGGAAACTGCTTGCTGGACTTGATAATTGAATACCGACATTGCCATTATTTTCTATTATTAAATCATCATGACTTGCATTTGTGGCTATGGTTCCACCTGCATCTGCTGTGTAAATATGAGTAGTTCCAAGGGGATCAGTTGTTCCTATACCGACATCACCTGCATGTGTAAATCGAGCTAAGTCTACTCCATTATTATTCTTAATGGTTATGTCACCATTAGCAGTAGCAGCGGTTACTTGATTCACAATAGCAGCGTTAGCTACCAAGCTTGTGGATGTCTTTATAATTCCCGCAACCTCTAATGGGACAGATGGATTAGTCGTTCCTATACCTACACTATTAGAGGCAACAATATTTTTTGCTTCAAACTTTTGATTTTGATTGACAACTGTATGAATAACAGTTGAAGTAGAAGTTGATGTAGCTAAAGATGATGGTAAACTTACGGGATGGTCAGTGCTTCTAGCCGTGACTGAAACATCTACAATTGGTCCCGAACTAAATTCTAATTTTATTTCAACTGTTCCATCAGCTCTTACTCTTACAGCTGTTATATTCGCGTAGCCGCTATTTGCGCTTACTATAGAACTAAGTAAAGTTATGTATCCAAATTCATGACCAGAAAAACCTTCGCTAACAATAAAGTCCATAGAACTATGTGCGTAAGTGTTGACACTGAAATGAACAGGACCAGTATGTTGATCGGTAATAGTTCCTATTGGGAAGAAATCTTCATCGCTTCCACTTAATGAAGTATATCTTTTTGTTCGAATTTGATCAGAGGATATTAGTCCATCAGCTTTAATATCTCCTCCTACATCAAGCTCACAAGTTGGAACTGTCTTTCTTATTCCAACATATGCAGTGGTGTGGGCTACGGAGATACCGACAAGATTTGCGTGGGGATCTTCTACTCCCCAATAACTAGAGGGGATATTTGAATTTGTCGAGCTACCGCCGCCTATACCAGCTCGAAATGAATAACTATCGCCTCTTCTGAAGCGAATAGTGCCGCCATAGCTGGCGTTACCCTTTAGGTCTAAAACTTCTCCGTTCTGATCACTATTATCAAATACTGATAATTTTCTGACTGGATCAGTTGTCCCTATACCGATTTTACCATCACTTTCAATTCGTATAGCTTCTGTTTTCGCGCCATTAAATTCAGTTACTCCGATAGCACCATAAGGAACTGTTCCTGTTCTGCCGCCTTCAAAGTAGATGCCTCTGTCGTTTGAGGTTCCTATTCTTACAAGCGCACCAGCACCATTAGCGTCACTTGTTCCTTCAAACCTCGCTACTTCACATACTGCACTACCAGCATGTCTTACATGAAATCTTGTTGGCGTTGTATCAAAAGCTAAAGGCACTTGTGTCCCTACGCCTACATGGCCGTTTTCTGTTATGGCAATGAATCCATTTTCAATTAATGAGCTATTTAGATAATGACCAAACTTAGCGACATTATTACTTCTATCGAATCTTAAACCAGCATACCTAAAGTTACTATCAGTCGCTTGGACCCCAGCAAGAGAGTATCTATCACTTCCATCTGTGCTAAATGACAGAATGTTTCCTGTTACATGAAGAAATGCATTACTAGCAGGACTGTGTGTTCCTATACCTACTTTACCTGCTTGGGTAATAATAAATTCTGCACTAGTATCTATACCATAATTAACATTACTAATACCAAAATACTCTCCATTAGAATTATCCATCCCTAAAGACCAAGCATTTCCTCCCGCTAATAATCTTAACCCCGCATCACCAGCACCATCTTGTTGGATAGTTAGTTGCGGAAGAGTGTCTGTCCCATTAGAATATAAATTTAATTTAGTATCAGGACTGGTTGTTCCTATACCGACCTTGCCGTCTCCTTTGAACACTATTTTTTGAGACCCCCCATCGGCTGTCGTGAAGAAATTGAAATCCCCAGCCGCTTTAAAGTTCATTCCAAGTCCCTGACCTTGAATGGTATTGTTTACACTCCCACCTAATGTTACTTTACCCTCTAATCTAGAGGTTCCTGCATTATGAAGTTTATAAGCTGGATTATTTGTTCCTATGCCTACATTACCACCCGCTTCAATTACCATCTGAGTAGAATTATTTTCACGGAAAAATATACTTTTACTTGATGACCTATTAATATAAAGATTTTTATCAGCAGAGGAACTAATGAAGTTATAGTCATTTTGACTAGTGCTGCCATTCAATGTGATAGCATTATAACTTGGATATATCCCACTACCCATTAATATAGACCCCTTGCCTTCTGGGCCGTATACCTCTAGAGAAGCACTTGGGTCTGTTACCCCTATACCAACTCTAGGACACTCTGAACTATAACGAAGCATTAAGCTCGGTTTATAATCATATAAGCTAAATGCTACTGCATTAGCTGTGCTACCACCCTGACGGAAACGGAATGAGTTGGTTACACCATTATAAGTTCCGTATATAAGAGATAATGCTCTTGAACCTGCATTAGATGTAGCTCCATAAAATATGGTTGATCCATCAAGTTGAGTGTTGCCATGAACATGAAGTCTTTGACTTGGAACAGTCGTTCCTATACCTACGTTACCAGCAGAGCTTATAACCAAATGGTCAGTCATGGCCTCATGACCAACTTGATTCCTGCCTATCGCAAATTGAGTCGCATTATTATCATGTATGCCAACACCCCAGTAATTACTGCTATCATTAGAACCATTAAATACGATTCTGGGGACAACATTTCCACCGACAGTAATACCCCCATATGTTGTCGTGGGTTTTACGTCTAATATTGCTGATGGACTATCTGTTCCTATACCAACATTACCAGCAGAGTTGATTTGCATCCTCTCTGTGCCATTAGTAGTGGCATCATTGGCGGCAGTTTTAAATACAATTTGTGTAGCTGCATTACCCGCACTTGACCCACCGCCTATGTTAACTACATTGCTAGTGCCATTAGAATCACCTACCATTAAGATAACAGGCTGCTCTGCATTATGGTAATGAGGCATCCCAATACGCGTAAATTTACGAGTATCATTAGTAAGTGATTGTGCGGTCACATCAGCACCTGCGACTATAGTAAATCCACCATTGTCTTGGAGAACTTGTAATTTTCCATCATCTGGACTATTTGTTCCTATACCAAAGTTGCCAGCAGAAATGTGGTTGTTTGTTCCATCACTATAGAAAGCTATTTTTTCAACATTACCATCATACATGTGGAATCTAGCTCCATCAGTTGCCTTTTCTGCTATTTTGACAATAGGATTAGTATTGCTGTTTCCCTGTATTGTTAAAGCAGAGTCATTTGAGCTAATGCTGTTTGATTTTATAGTTAAAGGCGATGTCGGACCAGTCGTTCCTATACCTACATTTCCAGCAGCATTAACAACTAATTTTTCTTGAGATGCTGTGGTTTTACTAATCGCTGAACCACCGTTTAGAACAATTGAAAATCTATTGGCATCTCCACCGAGATTATCCCCATCATACATTAAAGCACAATGAGAATTTGAATTGTCTGTTTCAGAGAATAAGATTGTAGGTTTGCCATCACCAGCTGTAGCTTGATCGCTAGTAATTCTTAAATCACCACCAAAAACATGTAATGGGTTCAATGGATTGTTTGTTCCTATACCTACATTACCATCTCCCCTCACCCTCATGAGGCTTGACCCAGCCTTACTGTTTACTTCCAATGCCACATCTGAGCTATTACTACCTGCTTCAATTTTTACTCCAAAATTATCACCAGCAGTAGCCTCATCATTTTCAAACAATGCAACGTAGGTGTCCGCGCTAACACCATCAGCGGCTTTCACATGTAGTAGGTTTTGTGGATCATTGTTCGATATACCAACACGACCAACCGAATCAATTCGCATTCTCTCTACACCCGCTGTCAAAAATCCAAGTTCATTATTGCCGAGCCTAGACATGCCCATATTGACATTATCATAGAAACCATAATCAGCCTCACTAGAAGATGCACTACTAACAACAATTCTACCTTTGTTAGTAGAATTTCCGACAACTAATGTTGTATCTGCTTCACCAGTAATATGGAAAGAAGCTCCTCCACCTTGTGATTGAGAATCTGCGTGTCTGTAAGTTATGTTACCATTTTGAAGAGAGGAGGAATTGTCGTTAAATTGTATAGTTGCTCCCTTGCCATTATTAGTGTTGTGAATCCTTAATACAGGAGCATCATCTGTCGCAGAACCTCTTACGTCTAATGGTGCATTAGGACTAGCTGTGTTAATACCTACTTTTTGAGCATTTCCATCTCCTCCAAAATAAATTCTATTACTAGATGAAATGAACTTCAGATCTAGCGCACCATTATCGCTAGATATTTTCATAGCAGTCCTGCTATTCGCTGTCGCGGGACCAATACGGAAATTACCGTGTGTCGTAGTATTTATACCAAATAAATTACTACCTACAGATCCTTTAATTTCAAGGGGCACGTTAGGACTAGTTGTTCCTATACCGACGAAGCTGCCGTTGCCATCGCCTTGCCCTTTGATGTTTATTCCCACGCCTCCCGCTGTTCCTAACGCCAAAAGACTGGTGAAAGCGCGAGTGTTCGTGATTCTAACATCATCAAAACTAATCCGTTCAAATTCCAAGGCACGGGAAGGTCCATGCATGAATCCCACACTGTCTCCGTTCGCCGCCAAATTAACCGTCAGATTGTCAAGAGGGTTGGCTGTTCCTATGCCTACTTTACCTGCGGAGGTAATAATCGCCGCTTGATTGCCATTATTAGGTCTAAAATTTATGTCTTTACCAGCAGCTGCATCAAGAAACAAATGACTAGTTATATTTTTTATTACAAAATTACCGTCTAAGAAGAGGTCTTGTTTTGTTCTTATCCTGCCATTTACATCTAATGTAAAAGTTGGATTAGTCATGTTAATGCCGACTCTATCAGTCGAAGCATCAACATATAAGGTATCCGTATCGAAATAGCTGTCACCATTTGGATCTATCTTTAAAGTCTTCGCTCCTCCGTCACCTGCAACGGTGCCATATTCATAACCACATATTTCATGATATATATTACCGCCATTTGTGGTGACAAATGGTCCTTCTAGATTAGCCATTCTTTTACCCACATATGAGACCTGTGTGAAAGAGGTTGTATTATTAGGATTATTTTTAAGAGTAAATTGAATTTCTGTTAAATAATTACCCGCTAAATTACAGAATACTTGATGTAAGCCGCCGTAACCTTTGGTTTTGTATGGTCCCTGAACATGTGGAGAGCTAGTCCGTATGTTCCCATCTTTATCTTTCCACTTAACATCTGTAATCTGTCCCGTGTTGACATGATAAAAATCAAGCACTAAAACTCCATCAACATAAGTATATCCATTAGTTGGCTGATACCCTTGAGAAGATTGAGGATTATTGCCAGTTACATTAATATTGAAAACTATATCGCCCCTATTTGCAGCAACTGCTACAGCAGTCTGTTCATTATTGCCATCTGTAAATTTTTCTGATTGAGAGGTGCCAACTGTAACTTGATTATTTATATCAACCCCAGATGTTATAATAAACTGACGACCCCTACCAAAGAATCTATTATTGGCAAGCTGAGAGAGAATTTGTTTATTTCCAAATACGCCATATGGATTTAAAACATCATTATGTATAATTGCTGATGTATCAGTAGCATGCCCACTTATGTTAGGGCTGCTAATAATTTCATTTGCTTTATAAGGGGCGTTAGATACAAACCTACCAGTTCCTCTTACATCAAACCTAGCTTGAGCGACATTTGTTCCAACTGATATATCACCATCAGAGGCAATACGCATTGCTTCTGAGCCAGCTGTAAGAAATCGTTGGAAATTTAATGCACTAAAACTTATATCCCCTCCCGATTCCTCATTATTAATTTGAAAACTGTCACTGGTTCCAGCAAAGCCAACGAGAGCATGTCTATCGCCAGCTCTATCAAAAGCTATGTAGATAGGGCCACTATCAGTGGCATTAAGATGAAGCATATCATCTACAGAAGATTCAATTTTTAACTGACCATGAACCTCTAATTTAGACTGTGGATTAGTTGTTCCTATACCTACATTGCCACCATTAGGTGCTAAAAGAGTTTCTCCATCATCATCTATTTGGAATCTAAGATTCTGGGTGCCTCCTTCTGAAGCAGCTTCTTTTAATTGGAAGCGAGCAGAGGAATCAATAGATTGAGTCCAAACTTGACCATTTGATGCTCTGCTTATTCTGAATTCTGGTGCGTTAGATGCCGCATAAACATGTAGGTTGGACCTTGGTATGTTGGTTCCTATACCAACAAACCCATTATTTCTGATACGCATCCTCTCCGCAGAGTTAACTGAGAATTGTATACTACTAGGAGTGGAAAAAGACAAAGCCCCTGCTGCATCAGTATTGTTAATACTAAAAATAGCATTTGATGATGAATCAAACCCCATGAGAACCTTAGTAGTTCCAGCTCTATCAAAATTTATAAAGTTGGCACCAGCATCAGTAGAATTAAGAGTTAGTAATTCACCAGCAGTTTTGTTAATAACAATTCTATTAGTTGTAGTAGCGCCACGATCTGTGACAGTCTGTAAGGTGTCAGTATCTAGATCACTAGCCCCTGTCATTACAGGGTTGCCATCAACGAACAGTCCTTGGCTAAATTTTCCACTTCCTAACACATCTAGTTGAGCAGTAGGACTATCTGTTCCTATGCCTACATTGCCGCTTCTTATATTAAGATCAGATATTGAGTTGTTGCCGCCTAATCTTAAATAGTCTTGATCATTTGTGATCCCACCTCTAGCTCTAAGTCTGCCATTACCGTTACTACCAATATAAGCTCCTTGTGAAGAAGATGCCCAAAAGTAATTCTTGCTGACTTGGACGACTCCATCATTTCTTACATAAAGCATTGAAGAATTATTACTATCACAAACATTTAAGGATTGGGTTGTTGCATCTGCACCTACCCCTCTTATTTTAAGACTAGCATCTGGATTAGTTGTCCCGATACCAACTTTGCCATCTGATTTTATAATAACAGCATTACCCGCTGCATTTTTAAATTTAAGATCATCCACTCCAGCGTCTCCAAACTGAATGCTATCCGTAGAAGCGGGGGAAACAGCTCTTTGTAGAGTCCCATCAGTTATTTTAACTCGTAACCCATCCTCTAAAGCACCCTCTCCATCTACATGTAACTTATAAGATGGACTCTCTGTTCCTATACCTACATTGTGAGTTAAACCATCTATAGCGAGAGCAGTGCTTGTAACTCCACCTTTATTAGTTTGGAACCTCATGTCGTGGTTTTGACCCAACTGTCTAATAAACATGGTGCCACCACCACCTACATTTAGTTTGTCAAAGTTTCCAACAGTAGATATATTTCCAGATAAAAGAGTATCTCCTCTGACATCTAATTTTTCAGATGGATTATCTGTTTCTATACCTACATTGCCATTATCAAGGACGGTAATTCTTTCAGAGGAATTAGTTGATATACTGACCTTCCCAAGCGCATTTAAAAGTAAATTATTACTA